AGTTATTCATCTTTCTAGTCAGAGTATTAGACAGCTCATTTAATCTATCAGCAAACTCACCAGTAGGAACTAATTGCCCATCTACTCTATCCAATGTAATTTCAGAGTTATCAGGAAAGCTGGAAGACATTTCATCCAATACAGTACCTGCCTTGATTAACCTACTATTAGAATTTAATAGGGCATTTATATCACCCTCATTAAATAATTCTACTATAGACTTATTAGAGTTTCTGTCAACAGTGTTAGAAATAGACCTTATAAATACTCTAAAGTCTTTTACACTATCTTTCAAATTAGGTACATTTACATATAGGTACTTGTTACTTTCAGAGAATCCTAATCTATCAAGAAATGCTTTTCTCATTTTAGCATATATAGGATTCTTATACCTATCCCTCTTTGGGACACTTCTTAATGAGGTTTGGTCTTCCTTACTTAAAGTATTAAAAGATAGATTTTGTGCATTATTATTAGGTTTACCTACTGGTACTCTTTCAGGAGCCTTAGCAACTATTGATGCTAATGTTGAAGTCAGTATATTACCATTCTTATCCCTTATGAGTTTTCCAGATTTTTGGTTTCCCACTAACTCTCTTATCCTTCCTACATTTCCTACACCTTTATAATTACTAGTATTAGTTGATGGGAAAGTACCTATAGGCTGATACTTCTTGTTATCTATGATTAATGTACCATTCTCATCCTCAACCACTGCTATTATAGGAATATCCAAGTTAGTATAATTAGCTCCATTAGATTCCATATTAGCTTTTATTTCTTGAGCTAATATATTATCTGTTACAAAATATACTCTAGTAGCATCTTTACCAGTCTTTAACTTTCCACTTCTTATAAAAGACTCTATATTGTTCTTATCCCAATATTTAACTATTGGGCTATCTGGGTAATTCTCCCTTAACCACTGTATATCTGAAGAGTCTATTAAAGAAGACATTGAGTTATTATCAAATATGCTTCTATTGGTATCTTGAGTCTTCTGCCTTGCTCTATCAAATAGTGAAGGTTTCTTGTTTTCTGAAGCTCTCTCTTCTTCCTCCTTTTCCTTTATTTTTCTTTCCTGAGTTTGGTTTGTAATTTTAGATGCAGCCTGCCTCAGTAATGCAGATGCCTGCATAGCATCCTCATCATTTTCATCAGCTGAAGTATCTAACTGATTAGCCTTTTGTACTAAAGCTTCACTTAACTCATCTGGGTTTTCAAACTCATTCTTACTGAAGCTGTTTAGTATTTCCTCTGCTGTATTCTTTGCATTTTCTGAATAATTATCAGAAGAGTTTCTTATAACTCTTGACCCCAGTTCAGCACTTTTAGCTACATCATCATTACTGTTTTCTCTAAATTCCTCTATAGAGTTATTACTCTCCTGTCTTGAAGAAGTATCAAATGGTTCTGGTTTTTCATCTGATTTCTTATCTTCTTTACTCTCAACTGTATTATCTGTAGTTGCTGAAGTAGTATTATCAGCTGGTAAAGACTGTTCCTCTACAGTCTTCTTTGCAGACTCATTGGCTTCCTCTAATGTAGTAGCTGCTGAACCAAATATGCCAGGCATAGGATTTACAGGCTTAGCAGGGGCAGATTGTTCTGTTGTAGTACTTTGTACCTCTACTGGCTTAGAGTTATTAGCTCTTTCATCTTCATCCCTTTTATAGTTCTGCATTACATCCTTATAAGTCTGTATTGCTTCACCAATACTAGTAAATACAACTTTAGTCTCATCAGGAGAGTTAGAGTTTATATCTTCTACATACTTTTGGAATAATGAGTTACCATCACTATCTACTTCAGACAGTGAATTAACAACAGCATTCTCATCATTCAAATCAACTCCATTGTTACTTAAATACTGTAGAGATAATGCAAACATATCTGCATCATTAGCATCTATATCCCTAAAAGCATCATCATTTACTATCTGATTAAATAAACCTTCAAGAGTTTTTCTATCATTCTTATATCTCTCATAATTAGAGTTATTTGATTTGGATAGAGCATTTATTATAAGTCTTTGTTCTCTAGGAGACTCATTATCCATAAGTTTATCCATCTCCAGTGCAAAGTCCTTATAATCAGATATTTTATCTATAGATTCATACTTCTTCTTAGTAAGTACATCAGATGCAGCCTGCTTAGCTCTTTGAACATACATATTAAAGCTGTTAGGGTCTCTCAGTATCTCATTGTATTGAGTCAAGAATGACTGTTTAGCCAATTCCATTCTTCCAGCATCCTGTATCTTATTGTAGAAGTTTATATCCCTAGATGTACCTCTATCTATAAGATTACTTATAATATCTCTTTGCTCCTCTGAATAATTTGAGAGATTTTCTTTATTCATCATAATAGCTCTATCTATTGCAGGCAAAGCCATTATTTCAGATTCATTTAATACAGTAGACTCCTCTTCTACATTATCAATGCTCTTTAATGTATTAAGTACCTTATTAATAGATTTCAGCTTAGCTTTCTTCTCTTTCAGGATTTTCTTTTCAGAGTCTGTAAGGTTATCCTTCCTATTATTCAGATTATCAATATCCTTGCTAATGCTCTGTAAGGAGTTAGATAACTCTTCCTTAACTTTTTTAGCCCTACTTAATGAGCCATACCTACTTACAATATCTCTTAGTTCAGGAGACATGTTACTAACAGGCTTAGAGCTGTCAGTTATAAGAGATGCTATATTACCAAGTTCAGATTCAATCTTCTTGCCTCTACTATCCCAATCCTGCAAAGACATCTGACCAAATATAAGAGCTTGCTTTGTATCTTCATCTACATTGCCTAATGTTCTATCTATCTTATCAGACTCCTTCTGTATGGTATTAATAGTATTAAGTAGTTTATTGGCATTACTCTTTAACTGGTTAAGTACTTCTGTATCACTAACATTACTATCTTGAGTATTGATGTTGTCCCTCATAGATTTAATATAGCTATTAGCCTGTTCTGTACCTTCTTCAAGGTTAGCCACAGTAATAAGTTCATTCATAAATGAATCATAATACTGAGTTCCCCTCATCTTATCTAACATGAATACATCATTGATAGTCTTACCTAACAAGCTGTTTCTATATCCAAACTCATCATTACTTTTAGCATCACTCTCCATCTGCTTTGCCCAGTTATATGTACCTACTATACCATCAAACTTAGCTTTGTTATTAGGGTCTCTTAACCAAGTTTCTAAGGTCTTAGCATCATCATATAATTGTCTTTTTGTCTCAGCATTCTCTCTTATAGCATTAGTGATACCACTTCTCCAAGGCATTAGTCTGGTTATATGACCTAACCTGCTCTCTCCTTCTCTTCTAGACAAGTCAATTTCAGTATGGTATTTACCATCACTTCCTTTCACTCTTTTAGTATAATCTCCACCTCTAAATACAGGAGTTCCCATAGCTGAAGATATAGCACCATAAATACCTGATTTAATGGTTTCATTATCTACCATAGATTCACCCATAGATAGTAGGGCTGCTGTAAAATCTCCAGCCATATAATCACCTACTTCAGCAGAGCCATCACCATTATATTTATTTTCAATAAACTGATGAATATTATTGGCTGCACCTCCACTCATTGTAGCATTAGATACACTCTGTAAGTACTCTTCTGTAAATTCACCAAGTGGCTCTTTTGCTATATTCCAAGTTTGTTTCCAAGCTCTATACTTAGGAGTTACAGTAGTATTTGCACCTGAGCCTGTTATATCAAATTTACCTTTAGGAGTTGCCCAATTAAATAGTCTTGACTTTTGAAGAGTACCCTGTACAGTAGAAGACTGCAATCCAGCTTTTAATGTTTGGTTTATTACTCCATTAATAGCTGAGTTCACTAAGAAATTATTAACTCCTGCTTTACTAGCAGCAAACTCTGCCTGATTTAGGGCTTCTTTATACTTAGATGAATATTCATCCCAAGCTTGCTTATATAAATCATCTAAAATCTTCTTTGACTCTTTATTAGGGTTAAAAGAAGAAGTCATCCTTCCTGTTTCTCTATTCCTAGTGAGTTTTGACTTATTGTAGGCTTCCTGCATTCTTTTATTATACTCAGCCTCATACAGTTCCTTAAATCTTCTATCTACATATTTAGATTGAGCTTCTGCTATTTTTTTCTTGGAGTCCTCTAGAACTTCTAGTTTAGTATTAAGCCCTTCAATAACACCCTCAGTAGTTCCAGCAAGACCAGGGATAACAAACTTATTAGTAAAGTTTTCAGCCTTTTGAATAGAATTGAGAGTGTTTCTAGCCTGCATTAACTTCTGAGTAGTACTACCTGTCTTACCTAACATTGTAGCACCCTTCATACCTTTAAATGCCCATCCAGCCAACTTGGCCTCTCCATATCCAGCTAGCATAGATGCTAAAGTAAATCCTCCTGACTGCATGGCTACAGGTATAGTATTTACATTGAATATTTGGTCAAATAAACTATCTGAACCACTTTGTTGTCCTTGAGTCTGCATTACCTCCGACTCAGATAATCCACTCTTTTTAGCTTCATCTAAGTTATTTATTGTTCCGTATTGGGTAACATCATTACCAAATCTGGTAATATCATTATCCATTACAGAATTCATAAAATTCTCAAACCCATTCAGGCCTTTTACATCCTTATAATTGCCAGCAACATAGTCATAAGCACCTTTGAGCATACCATAAGTTCCTATAAGTGCTCCTGCTGCTGATGCCCCCATTCCTACAAAACCATTCCATGCCTTTTCAAACAAGCTTTGGTTCTTTGATGCTGTATCCTGCATTTTACCTTGCAGCCATATATTAGCACTTTCTTCTCCATAAGCATCTCTCTTGGCATTATACTCAGTAGCAATATTTTGCCAGTCATTATTTGTAAAGGGAAGATAATCAGTGTTTTTATACTTTCTATAATATGGTGATACACTCTCAGCAACAGTTCTTATATCTTTTACAGCATGGTCCCTATCATAGGCATTTTTAGCATAATCACTACTATACTTCCTCATAGCATTATCATAGGCTATTGACTTAGCCTTGAAAGCCTCTTGCTCTTGAGGAGACAGTTCATATCTTATAGGCTCTCTGACTCTAGTTGCATCTGACTTTACAGTAAATAAATCATTATTGGCACTTCTCCCAACTGCTTCAATAGAATCAGTATAGCTTTTATTATAAAAGGCATCCCTCTCTTCAGGAGACATCTGTTTAAGGGCAGAGTAATCTTCTCTGTCCTTAAACTTTGCCTTAAACATTTCATTTCTATACATTCTTTCTATTTCATCAGAAGATTTTCCTGAAAGATATGCACTATATTTCTTTTCCCAATTGGCTCTATCCTGAGCTGTCAATCCCTTTAATCCTTCTAAAGCCATATTATTAATTTATAAATCTCCAAACCCTATAGGTTCTTGAGATGTATTTGATTCACTTTGTTTTAATCTTATTTGGTAATGATCATCTGAGAATAAGTCACGGTCTTTCCATACTTCTACATCATCAAATGTTAAGCCATACTCAGCTAACTTAGCTGCCAAATTAGTCTGCATTGAGTTACTTAGGTCAGTAAATGATATTTGTTCTTCATCTCCTGTATCAAAGCCCTTTCTCTTAGTAGTCCACTCTTCATTAGATAATCCTTCTTGGAAATCTGTAGTAGCACTAGAGTTGTTCCACATTTTAAATTGTAATCCAGAGAATGGCTTCTTATCTTTATCCTGACCTTTTGAGACACTAGTAGATTTAAGGGCAGCCATAATTTCAACCTTTCCATCAGGGTGTATTATCCTAACTCTTCCACCTCCAACATCTTTAACTCTATCTCCATTAGGTAATTCAGCTCCTAACTGCTCATCTTCCCATCTATCCTTAGACCACTCAAACTGTTCTCTAGCTAAAGCTAATCTTTCTCTTTCTGCTGGGTCTATATATCCCCTATTAGCTTGATAACTTTCATTATATGATATTCCAGACATTATACCACTTATAGTATAGTCTATAGCTCTACTTAAATTTTCCTTTGTAACTCCTGACTGTGATACTATTCTATTTATAGCATCTTTAAGTTCAGGTATATTAGATTGGTCTAATAAGAACTTATTAGCTGCATCTGCTCCATATCCCTGTCTTATCTTCCAGTATTGACCTTGTAATGCAGGAGATACATTCATCATTCTTGATGATGCAGATATAGCAGCTTCCTTACCTTTCTTATATAAATCATCTCCACTAACTGAAGTATAACTTAACTCTGGATTGTCTAGAAGGTCATCTAATGATATTAAAGAGAAATCCCTGTCAAACATGATTGATGGATTAGCTGCTTTTAACTTTCTCTGTTCTTCTGCTAACTTGATTCTTCGATTATATACTTTCTCTATTGGTACTATATCCTGTGAGTACCTATTCCTCATATTTAACAGTTCTTGCCTACTTGAAGCATTTAATCCTTCTCTTGCTAGTTTACTTGCCTTATCTTTGAGTTCATCTGAATATGTCTTATACATTCTATGAGCCTTAGGGTCAGTCTGTTCATTAGCAAGTTTATCCCATATATTAGCTTTAGTAGCTAACTCTGAGTATTGATTTTCAAGTTCTTGATGTGCTTGTGTAGCCATTAAAGCAGGCTGAAGTAACTCTTGGTAAGAGAAAGGACTGAATTTTGACCCTACCACTAATGAATAATTTGCCATGTTACTTTCTCCTCTTTTTAATAGTTAAATACCCACCTTTACTTCTTTTCTTACTTGCCTTCTTCATTGACTCAAAACTTTCTGCAAAGTGAGCTTGGTCATCTTCTTTAGATTTATCATCTAGACCTTTATACTTGCCCATCCAATCATACAATAGAGCAGAGTTCTTTTTTATCATATTCTTAGTAAATTCCTCTTTACCAATACTTCCTAATGAGTCAAATAAGTTAGTAAGATTAGCACTCATACTAGCACTTCTTCTATTATCAATAGCATCTCTCATTGCCATAGCCTGTGCTACTCCACTTAATCTTGAACTCCTTGCCTTTAATGCAGCTTCCTGATTAGCCATTGCAGCTTTGAGTCCCATTTCTGAGTTAGTCATATTAGTACCTCTATTGAATGCCTCAACAGCTTGTCTCTGTGCTAGATTATACTCTTCAGCTTGTCTAGCCAAGTCTCCTAATCTGCCTAAAGCATTATAGTCTGCTGCAAGTAAAGCTGCATTTCTTGAAGGACTTGTAGTATTCATAATAGCCCTTCTTGTAGCACCTGCCTGTGCATTAAGTTTATTCAAATAGAAGCTTCTGTCAAAAGGTCTATATTGTAAGTAGTTGCCTATTGGAGTATATTCTACTGGAGTATAATTACCTGCTTGATTAGCTGCTTCAAGTATTGTATCTGCATTTGTATAGTCTGGTCTACTGAATAAGTTCTGTCCTAGTCCTATTGCAGCTCCTACTACAGGTGCATATCTTAGCCAAGTAGCATCAAATCCTCTTCTATCTGTATTACCATTTCTTTTGAGTACCCTAACTTTAGCAGGAATTGTACCTTCCACATTAGAAGGTATATCATATCCTACTTCACCAATACCTGATATTTCCATAGGAGACAGGCCACTAAATCCTGTATAAAGTCCATCAATACCTATAGGCTCTATGGTAGAAGGTATGTCATAATCCACATATTTAATCATGCTGGGCCTCTTTGCTGTAACTGTAATCTCTGGCATCTCTCCTGATTTCCAAGAACCAAACACCGGAGTATATGTGTAATCATCAGGTATAAGACCTCCCTCTGCATATTGTACTCCTTCAAGTCCATATTGCCCCTGTCCTCTAAGAGCCTCTTGCTCCTGCATTAACTTTATGAGACCATCTTCCAGCCCTCTCTTGCTTATTGGGTCATTGGGTCTTTCCTCAGACTCCTTTTGAATCCTTTTGGCAGCATCTGCAAATGTCAGACCTTTGCCACCTTTCAATTTATACTTCTGCTTCACTGAATCAGGTACTTTAATCCTGTTACTAAATACATAATCATTATAAATCACCTCTCCTTCTTCCACAAGATTAGGTATTCCATTATAATCAACCCCAATCTGTACTCCTTCATGTGGATTCTCTTCATGGTATCCTCCATTATTTATAACAGTGACACCATTGGTAAAATCTGCCCCATGAGTACTCATGAGGCCACCATCTCCAAATGGATTAAAAGGTATTTGTATATTAGGTTTGGTAATAGTTCTCATATTATAATCTGATAAGTCAGACAGACTGGGAGTGTGCATCTTGTCATATACAGACCTTGCCTTCTTTCTTTTAGAGGTTCTAGAGAACTCCTCTCCCCTGACATATCCTCTTTCAAATGCAGAGGAGGAAGCCTCAGGAGTATTGGATTTCTTGAAATTGTTCAGACTTCTCTTACTCAACCAATTCATCCTATCTACACTATTAAGTGTATTTTCCAAGTAGTCCATTTGGCTAGGCAGATAAGAGCTTTCAGGTATTCTGGCACCTCTCCATTGCATGATTCCATGTGCTCCCTTTCCACCACCTCTGGGATTATAGGCATAGGGATTGAACCTTGATTCCCCATATATTGAACTGTATACAGCAGCCTTTTGAGAGTTATTAAGTCCCATGTTATTTACCCTGTCTGCTATATAGGCACTGTAAGGCAAAGTAAACTCTTCATCTATCCATCCTCCATCATCATGTTTCCACTTTCTAGCATTCAAGGCAAAGGTAGCCATCTTCTTTTGTGCAGGAGTACCATGCTCCTTGAACCAAGATGCTGACTTTCCAGTCCTCTTTTTAAGGGCAGTAAACTTGCCCCTGTTCTCAGGCTTGATATGAATCTTACCTCCCTTTGCCATGTAATTGGACATAACTCTTAAATCATTCATCTTATCAGCACTTTCTGTTGCATTATCATAACTTAGCAGTGCTCTGCCTCTGGCTATCTCCTGTTCCTTCTTCAACTTATTATATAATTTTTTTGCCTTGTTACTGAACAATCCATCTTTCCCAATATCTGATTGGGAGAAGTCTGCTCCAAAGTTCTGATTAGACCATTGATTAAGTATAGAGTCATTGCTACTGCTATCAACTTTAACTGTACTCAGGGCATTATTGGAGTTTCTGACATTATTGACATTTTCCTTATTAATCTTTGAACCGAATAATGCATTGGTTATACCACCTATCAACCCAGTACCAACAGACACAATGCCTCCTAATAAAGGGTTGACTGTGCTAATGGCAGAACCCACAGTACTTCCTACTTTATTGACTGCATTGCCTGCTCCTGAACTTAGTCCATTACTTATTAAACCATTTGCTGCATTACCAGCAGGGCCTAATAATCCAAGACCTAGTTTACCTAAGTTTTCTTTGGTAAAAAGCTTGCTAATGTCCCATATACTACCACCATCATCATATCTATTAATGATACCAGTAGTAACAGGACTATTGTGTTTCCTTATAACTTTTCTATTAACCATGTTATAATAATTTATTTGCAAAGATAAGTAAAGTATCAGAATTATACAAGAATATTATTTAAAAAGTAAAGGGAAGATAAGTTTATTACTTATCTTCCCTTTAGACTATCTCTATCAAGTTATTCAAAGTAGTGCACCACCATATCATGCAATATGGTCTTATTTGTATTTTCAGATTCCATAGATAGCTTAAGATATAACCAAGGATTTCTCATCCTGTCTTTATTGTTTGATTTATCCCTTGGTATATTAGCCCTCCATATCCTGAACTTCTTCTTGAGACTTGAAGGTCTTCCAAGTACATGGGTAAGCTTGGATTCACCACTTTGGTATTCATTCCAAACACTGAGAGTATCATAGGTTGTATCCAATAGCTTACCTTCACTGTTCCAACTGTCTGCCCTGAACTCAAGAGTATTAAATATCTTATCCTGGGTCATATCAGGATTGGATATGACAGTAGTATAGAAAGGCTGGTAACTGTTAAAGAAGGTATTATAATCACCTTCATTGTGCAGCCATAGCTTCCCATCCTTTACCCACAGTCCCCTGTCTAGTATATTGAAGAAATATGGCACATTCTCATAGTTGTAGAATGAAGAGAACTGGCCTAATGGTTCTGAAAATGCCAAGCACTCATCCTTGCTTATGAAGAATACATCTCCATTTACCTTATCATAGTATGTTACAAATCCACTAAAGTCTTTAGGATTCCATACATTTATTCCAGTTGACTTACTGTTAATCCATGAATGGAATCCAAGCCTATCAGAGATGTTATCCAACTGGTTGTTAAGTAGGAAGATACCTTTGGTAATATCATCTATAAAATAGGTACCATTAGGTGTCCTGCATATAGACCACTTATTAGAACATCCTATACTATCAGATAAGTACCTCTTACCAGTAACTTTTCCACTGTTGGCAATTTCAATAGGCACTCCATTAGTGGGAGAAATTTGCACATTCTCATTATACAATATCTGACTAATGCCTTTATCTTGAAAAGCAAGGATATTATTATTATGCATTCTCAGAGCTGTTATACTACCCTTATCACCATCAAAATCAAGAGTGGATGCAAGATTGATATTGGTCCAAGTATCAATAAGTTCTCCAGCAGTTTTAGTCTTAGTCCAAGTAACCACATTAGGAAATTTGTTCAATACTGAAGTATCATCAGTACTTACCTTATAGGTAAAGAAGTTATCCTTTTGATTGTATACTTGATTTAGCTTGTTAAAGTTCTCAGGGGTTATATATAGATTAGAAGTATTGCCTCTATTATTGTCATACCTGCCATCTAGATTTACCCTTGTCTCACACATAAATGACATTATCTCAGTCACCGAGTTTTCATCTTCCAAAGTAAATGGATAAGTCTTTAAATGGTCATATCTTTGGAAGTATGTGTCTCCTTCCAAGTACTTTACAAGATAATTATGGCTGAAGTCATCATCATAGAAATAGGTAGTTTTTCCACATGGTAACCATTGATTACTCTGTATAGCATCATCAGACTCTCCTCCAAACCTATTAGTGACATCACTTCTGTATAATTCTGCTAACCACCACCAGCCATATTGGATACTTTTAACTGTCTTATTAGGACCAGTACCTGCAAAGTCTTCTATAACATCCTGAGACACAGAGTTGTATACCTCCAAAGGATCCCAGAAGTTAGGGGCACCATCATGAGTTATTGCAACATGGTTTACAGGCCAACTACTAGATGTAGAATCTCCATAATCATTACCATCTATGATAGTAGGCAAAACCTTATATGAGTACTTATTCAAGTTGTTCTTGTCTTCAAGTACAATAACAGCATGAGGGGTAGACTTGTACTTTATGTGTACAGGGTCATATGCCTTATTTATTGAGTTATCAGTGAAAGGTATGGTAGGTGTAAAGTCACCAACATATATGTCGTGGTTAGTATATGAGGTATTATTCTGATTATAGGTGGAAGATATTACAATCTGGTAATAATCACTACCTGAATATTCAGTATTTGAAGTAATCTTATCTACATTTCCATAGTACACTAAAGTGCCTTTTCCAGAGTGCTTCTGAGCTTTCAATTTGAGTGGAGTAACCTCGTTTGAATTAAAAATCTGTGCATCTGCAAGTTCCCCTGAATCCCATGTACTAGTACTGCTAAGGTACAGGTTAGTGGCAGAGAATTTCAAATTGGATAGCCTCTTATACTGTAACTTGGCAGGTCTATATCCATTCTCATCTGCCCAGCTTGTACCATCAAGACCTCCACTCCTATGCCAAGGATATGTGGCAAAGCCTGCCTGCATCCTTCTATATTGTGGGAGTATAACACCACTAAAGTCTCTTTGAATATTATCTATCCAGTTGATATTAGTCAATTGGCTTCTGAATGCCCAAGGGGATATGTTGGCACTACCACAAGACTCCTTATAAAACCCTGTTGGTGGGAGCCTCTCATTATTTGCGTCAACCATGGTAGTTCCTGTGGTAGAAGTTACAATGTCAATATCCCCTACACTGGCGGTTACCAAAGTTGCACCTATTATCCTCAGCTTACACTGGGAAATATCATAATTCTCAACTTCACTGTTAAATTCAATATCCGGGGAATGAAGAGTAACTATTGATTGGTCTACAAAAAACTCATGTTTATGCTTCTCCACATATTCACTAAAATTTGTCAGAAAATGGTGTTTTCCTGTAAGGCGTGGAGTGGCAGGAGGGTAGGATATATTCTGTATCTCCGCATTCCTATGAGTGTTTCCTGGTATAGGACTACTATGCCTACACTCAGCCCAAGTACCTGTATCAATCAAGGAAATATTCATAGTAACAAACTCATTAGGAGAATAAAACTGCTTATCATTATTTATTACACCATATCTTGACAAGGTTTGGTCACCATATAATGCCTTTTCAGGAATGTCAAATATAGGTGATATATCTGGTAAGCCTGCATCCCCAGACTCTGACCTTATCACATCAAAGGGAATGTTGGGTCTTGAGAACCAAGAAGACTGTACAAATGGGGAATTACTGAATCTGTCACCAACATTATAAACAGTGGGGCATAAAACTCCTTGGCATATTACTTCTCTATCCCCTATAGAGGGATATACTATTATAGGTCTGAATCCAATATATCCTAAATCCTTTAGTTTACCAATTATGGTATTATCATTGAATGATACCTTAGGTATGCACTTATAGAATACCAAATTTGAAACACCAAAACTACCATATAAGTCATTAGTACTGGGTGCTTTGGTAATCTGAGCGTCTTTTATGAATACTGGAGAAGACCACCTGCCTGACTTATGCTTAAACTGTATGCCAAATCTGTACCACTCCAAATATTTAAATATCTTAATAGCGTTAGAGCTGTTATTCAACTGAAATTTATGTTGATAATATCCAGAAGGTTTTCCCAAATTAATTGTGTTAACTGTATTGAGGTCTACATTTAATCCTCTGAAGTACTCTCTAATAGAGCTATCAGGCTCAATTCTATTAACATTGATATTTCCTAAGAATAATGTATTGTCCTTTTGGCACATTGTACCACAAGATATGTCTTCTCCTCCCAAGTATAATAATTCAGTAGGGTCAATACTCTCTCCAATATTACCAGTATCTATAAAACTGATTGTTTGAGTAGAGGAAGATAACTTTATATCTTGAACTCTTTTGACAATGGGAGTTGAATCTTGTGTAGTTCTCAGTATTGAATATAATCTGACATACTCACATGCAACATCTTTAATAGACACTGTTACATTAAAACTCACAGATAAAGAATCCTCAGGACTACCTCCATTATCATACTTTGTTATGTAATATAGAGGAGATATAGCCAGTATATTGGACTCCTGAGCATTCTTGGTATAGACTGTAACACAATATTGTATTACCCCTGACGGGAATATCCCACTATACCCTTTTTCTATATTGGTTATATTAACAATTGAACCGAGATTCAAACTCATAACAAAGTCAAAAGAATTGGGTGTGTAATCTTCTATAGAAGTAATATTGATAACTCTGGGCTGGTTTAATCCATCAGTCCAATATACTTTCTGTATGTTATCATCTTCATAGAATGACAATGTCTCTATAGGATATAGAGGATTAAAGTTAAGATTACCTTTGTTACTATCATATAATATTACTCCATGCAAGCTGTCCTTGTCAAACCATATCTTATATATGTAATCTTTTCCATTGTCTTGGTCTGTAGTGAACAGTACTAGATAATCATTAATTGTAGCTTGTCCTATAGGTAATCCCTTTATAGAGTCTATACCTTCTATGTTTGATACCTCTTTAGTACCCTTCTCATTTACTATGCTGAGCAGGGTATTATCATCAGTAGACATTATCCTTATATTCTTGTTCTCATAAGCATACTCAGAAGAGAATTTGCTTACAGACAAGTCCCTCTGCATACCCTTTATCTGCCATGTAGATTTCTTTATCATACTATTGCAATTTTATATACTCTTTATTGCCAAGAGAAGAGAATCCATTATCAAACTCACTTGTCCTTTGAATAAGAGTATTCCACATTCTACTTATTGATTCCATTTCAGATTGTGATGGTATAGTAAATTCACTCTGTAATTGTCCTGCTGACCAAGCATATTGTTGTTGGGTGTTCTGTAATACAGCAGAAGAAATCTTTCCCATATCAAACAAAGTAGTGAACTCTTCCATCTTAATATATAGCTCAAGTGTTCTCATAAACACAGGATTGTCTATGAGCAATGGAAACCCATCCTCATCTATTGGAACAGACTTATATGAGACTATTATATCTCCTGACTTGAAGGAAGTATATATTACTCTGCCTTGTGTCTTAAAGGTAAACTCTTGCGGTCTTTTATGTCCTTCATACTTATCACGATGTTCTCTAGGCATGAAATTATCTGTCATGCTCCTTAAACATATCCCAGTCTTACACTCTTTAATCTGATTGATAGATATTAAATCACAAGGAAGCTTAGCTCTAAAATCCTCTATATGAAGAACTTCTTCCTTATCTTGATATAACTTTGGCATACCAAATATACCAATAAAGTCAATGGTATATTGTACAGCCTGCTCAAGAGTTACATCTTGAAGAAGAGGATGCCTTAGTACTCTACTTAGAGCCTCTCTTATATTTATGTATGAAATTTCACTTATCATATTTTAATCTCCACTTATATCCTCCAGCAGACTTCGTAATATTATTACAGCACTTATTTATACTACCATAATATATACCAGTACATTTGGAAGCTTCTGTCATTGAACTATATTCCCTTATAATTTCACCTGTGTGCTTATCTAACTGTAGAACAGGTTTACTAAAGAATTTACTAACTATCTCTCTATGCTTATCTGAAATCACTTTTCCTTTATTAGACCTACTAATAATTCTCTTTCTCTCTTCAGAGAGTTTAATATGTTTGGATTTCATAATAGCAGACACTTTATTTTTAGTTTCTTGAGATACTATCTTTCCTTTATGAGCTTTTCCTATTTTGTCTCTCCATTCTTTACTTAGATGTTTCCCTCTATGAGCATCTGAGAGCCTTCTCTTATGATTTTTAGATAATGGGGATTTTCTACCCTCTCCTCCATCTGTGATATTATATGAGATACCTAAGCCCTTATAATGCCTGATAAGTTCTATCTCTAATCTTTTGGCAGTGTTCTCATTTAAGCCCTCAAATAATACCTCATGTTTGATATTATTCCACCCATATTTCAATATAGCATTATAAAAGTATGTACAAGCAGTATAGCCTTTACCACTTTGCCATCTCCAATTGGGATTACTTTTAGAGGTAATCCCAACATATACTTTGCCCGATGGAGATGTATGTCTATATAATATCCATTTCTTATCTTTCATGTAAGTATATATTTATATTATCATAAGGATTATGTATATAGTTCTTCTTAGGGGTTACTGTTATTTCAGGTAATACTACTCCTCCCTTATAAGTCATCACAGCTTGAGGGTCTTGATTATTATCATTAAGACCAAATAAAGTATAGTTAGGATTTTCCATCCCTTTATCAGTAAGTTCAAACTCCGTAAAAGAGTTCCATTTACCTCTACTTGGATGTGTAGGATGTGCAGGTTTCTTAACCCTGTCATCCCTATGTCCTCTTTCATCAGGATAATATCCTAATCTATTGGCTTCTTCCTCAGGAATAGTAAAATCATAATGATGTGAAGGTTCACCTAAATACTCTTCTCCTTTAGAGTTTCTGTATATAGCATCAACCAAAGAACCAGCACTATAAGGATTAAGAGGACCTCCTTCAGCAAATTTATTATAAACCTCTCTAACTGTATCTAAATCTGTAATACCATTTTCAACTCCTAATTTTATATAGGAAGCTCTATCTTTCATTGACAAATCACCCCAGTTCATATCTTGAAAGCATCTAATTTTCCTTCTCTTATTCTCTGTTTTAACCTCCTCTTTAGCTCTCTATTTACATTGAATTCATAGAAAGACTGATTATTATAGTTTGCTAATTGTCTATTATAGTAGACTTTAAAGATTTCTTTTTCTTCCACTTTAACAAGTGTCTTATTCTCATAGGCTTCCTCATCTTCATACCATAATTTAAGAGTTCTATCCCAATCTATAGGCAAGTTAGTTTTAACCTTTTCTCCATCAAAACTAACTCTCGCATCATATTTCCTTAGCTCTATTCTGCCCATTCTATGTGGTAACTTAATATCATTACCATGAAGGAAACTATCAGCTAAGTAGTCATTGACTTTCCTTATAATGCTGTAGAACTCATGTTCTGTAAGACATCTTCCTATATTGAGCCAACTATTCTTTCTTATCCACTTATAGGCTGAGTAAACCCCAATTGAGTTAGTAACTTTATGTTTTCTTGGACTACTAAGATGCTGAACCTCGGACTTAAATTCTTCATAAGTCATACTTCACCTCCCAACCTTTAATATTGCTTCTCTTATTGTTAAGCACATCTAATATGTGTGCATTAGAGGACATACCAAGAAATTTAGCAAACTTGTAAAATGTCCATATACAAAATAACACCTATCTTTCTCTTCTTGACAAGACTCCATAACTCACTATTTGGTTGCTACTTCTGACAACTCATCCTTTGCATCATTGGATTCATCCTTAGGTCTGTACTCAGCACCTAATAACTCCTTAACTACAAGTTCAATCATAGGAGGTATAAGAGCATCCTCAATAGGGAAAGTCTTATCTAATACATCACATACTGTATCACCATTCTCATCAGGGCACTGCAATTCTGATGCAGCCTGTGGGTCTTCAAATATACCTGTCATCCTTGCCTTTTTAAGGTATAGGTATTGTGGGTTGAAAGACTTAAAGTACAGGTAATTATCTGGACCAATAGAAGCATAGATGATATTTTTCAGATACTTATTATACCCCACATATCTCATCCTTTCTCTACTTACATAAGTAATCCCCCCTTGATAATAATCAACTGGGTACACCATAGGATTACCTATCTTCATTAGGAAAGGTATCTTCTCCTTACTTCTTAGATAAGGACCACCTTCACAAGGCTCACCTGATATAGCAGGTACCTCAATTAAATCCAAGCATATAGTCTGATAGTTACTCTCAGGTATCTGCTTTTTGACATCAGAATATCTTTGCTTTATAAGGAATGCCCTATACTTATCTGCCAAAAGTATAATATGATTCTCATTGAAAGTAGAGTCATCTGATATACTCTTTACCTCATCCAGACATAAATAAACTAATTCTCTGTATGTCATAACTATATATGCATGCTTATTAATAAATAAAAAACTATTGCAAATATAGATATTTATAATCAATATTGCAATAGTTTTAATTGAATCTTTTGCAGTAAGCAAATATATAACTTATATAGCAGGAGTTCTAGGTTTGTTATCTTGTGTGAATTTTATCATGCCATCCTCAGATATTCTGATAGTTTCCTCTTCACCACACACAGCAGAGCTTTCCTTAGTAGGAGGATATGGTATCAGGCATGAAGTACCAAATATACAATATAGGGCATTATTCATGCTATTGTAGTCCTTATCATCTATAAAGGCAGACATTGGGCCACTAGTAAGCTCTTCTATCAAGGACAAAAGCAGTAACTTATTGACATCATTATAACACACATATCCTGTACTTGAAAGTACATTGAAGTATGTAGCTAATGCCCTTTTCAATACATTACTTAAGTTATCCATAATGAACACTCATGTTTAGTACTTGTATCATTCGTTATCACACAGTTCCTAAAGAACTTGTTCCAATACTTTATTGCCAAAGTATAGTTCCCTGTCTTTAAGGAAGTAGTAAAAGCCTTCAGTTGAAGGTATTTGTCTATAAGCTGCTTGGGAATATTGCAAGTCTCCTCTACCTGTCTGATGCCACCCATCAGTGACTTATAAAGGTTATGCATATTAACAGCTATTCCTAAATCATAATATCTGTCATATCCACATGGAGTATCAGGTGCCATTGTACCTTTGACAGTAATATAGACAAAGAATAAGTCCTTACCAAAATCTACTGCTGCATTGAAATCTGTCTTGTCTAGGATTAATGTCACATGCTTGGAATTACCATCAATGCTTTTTGTATATACACTGCTTGATGATGGCCCAAAGGTCATGAAGGTATCCTGAGTATCTATGACTACTGAGTCAATATAGACATCATCATAGAAGGAGTATGCTTCTATAGAAGCATCAATTACCAACTGCCTGCATTCTCCTGAGGCTTTTAATGTAGCAAATCTTATCATATTACACAAATTAGGTAAATAAAAAAAAGGAGACTATAAAAGTCTCCTTATTTGTATCTCGCTTTTAGGAGATGTCTGCAATAGTAAGTCCTGTAGCAGTTTTCACTGCATCAATTATCTGATTGAGAACTGCTTTATCTGCACAAGCAATAGTTATTGTTTTTTCAGACTTTTGTACTGACTCATTGCTGCCTACATAGGCATAGTGTATATCAAGCACATTATATGTCTTGCTTGGGTCTATCAGATAAGTGGTAGGAATGTTGTTAGGCCAGCCAATGCCTCTGTAGGTGTCTCCTCTTTCACCCATACAGAAGTACTCTAAGTCTGCAATAACCTTACCATTACCTATTGTACCATTGGTACCCATCTCTACAGTGCCCCAAATTCTCTCATCTCCATCTACAATTATTTCAACTGGCTGTACAGTGAAATATACTGGTGTCTGAGACATAACACCTAATCTCCAAGGCTGTTCTACCTCAGTAATTCTGATACTGTCAATGTCAGCTACAATTGCTGAAGTACCATCATAGTATGGGTTAGTACTATTACTCTTGCCATTATCCTTAGTAGAAGGAGTTACTGTCATATAACCATTTGCATCAAATCCTCCCTCGCTCTTGGTTGCAGCACTATGTACCTCAATCTTAATCAAGGGAACTATTTCCCTGCTAAAGTTCTTAGCAATAGATTGAGCAAGAGTCTTGTAGAACACATCAGCAGTCATGCTAGAATAAGCATGAACCATGCCATATTTGAAGTATTGGTCCTCATCAGACATGCCCACATACTGTTTAAATGCAATTCTTAGGATATAATCCTGACCTGCAATTGGAGCACCACCATTAACACTTGAATCCAATGCTATGGTAGCTGACTTCATCTTGTAAGCCATGCTATCAGCACTAGTTGCCTTTGCATAGAGAATGTTTTCTATATCTATAAGGTCACTTCTCATTCTGTTATCAGCTCCCTTATATTCAAAATACAGGTGTTTCTTTTCAGTATCCTTTGATACTGCAATAGCACCAGCAGTATCAGACTCACTTACATGGGGAGTCTTAAATGCAGTTGCTACATAAAATTGCCTTACCTGATTTGTACTAAATGTTGCCATTTTAATTTAATATTAAATTACACAATAGTTTATTTTGTTCTGTTTGTATCCAAACCCTTGCTTGCTATTGCAAGTCCTACTGCCCTATCAAGTATTACCCTATGCAATGCAGGATGTAAATCACACTCTGTTATCTTGCTTTCTCCATTTATGTTTAGATGGGCAGGCAATGCTACCAATATAATTGGGTTGGGTTTAGATAGGTACCTGACTAAGTACCTGCTTATATTATACTTTGATACTATTTCTGCAATCCCATTATCAATATCAAGTCTCAGGACTCTCCTGTATCCCGGACCCCTGAATGGATTGTTATATGTATTGTAGTAATCATCCAAGGTAGTGGGTACCACAAGTACTTGGTTACCATTCTTACAGCCTAGCTTATCATCCCTCAGCTCAACTGATTCATAAACTATAAACCACAAGTCACTAGGTAACTTGAAGAATACAGACTTATCAGATATTCCAGTAATGTCTGCTATTTTTTTAGTAGTGGTATAAGTCTTCACCAAGTTGCTCAGGTATCTCCTTATTTCCTCAGTCTCTTCAAATGATTCCCTGAATGGATTCTTACCATTGTATAATTCCACTAACAGGTCTTCTTGGGCTTTTGTAAGAAAGATTGATTTCTCATACTCGTTGAACTCAATTCCACCTGAAGAGTAGCTGTTCAATAGAACATCAAATTCATTAGAAAATTCCTCAGTTGTCATTATTCACTTCTTTGTCCCAGTTCAACACTACTTTTCAAATCTCCCCTATAAGCAGATTTAGCTAACTCTACTGCCCTTTGAAGAATTTCAGGATGTAGTTCACTATTCAAGACACATGGAGATTGCTCTGATTCACCATCTACTGATACACCAACCAAGTCCTCCAATACTATTGGTTTAGGCTTGATTAGGTATGTGATAAAGTAAATGGCCTTGGTACTCTCTGGACTTTCACCTCCAGATTCTCCTAGGAATTTCTCATCTGCATCATGCAATATAAACCTGAATCCATTGTACTTTGTGGGAATTACAGTCTGGTCTTCAGACCCTTTAGGGTCTCCAAAAGTCTCTATAACTCTCCACACTTGCCTCTTTAAAGGTCTTCCATAGGGCTTGCTCAGGTTATTAAGCAAACTATCTAATTTTATAGGTACTACCTGATAATACTTATCTACATTATTATCTGTATCCTTAATAATTATCCTTTCTGATACCACTAACAGTATTTTGTCAATAAAGCTAGGGGCATTGAATAATACAGCTTCAGGAGCACTGCCATAGATATTTCCGGGGATTGTGACACCCTCCAAAATATCAGTTCCCCTCTTGGAATCCACCTTTATCAAGGGACAGGCTTCTTGCACTAGAAGAGTAGAGAAATCTATTTGTCTTTTGGCAGAATCATCAAACCCTTGCTGGTACTTGTTACCTCCTTGGGTAGAAGTAAAGTAGTTCTTTACTATCTCATTCTGAGCTTTTGTGAGAAACACAGACTTTTCATACTCATTAAGGCCCGGAGCTTGGTTACTGGATATATTATTGTAGAGAACATCAAATTCATCTGAAAACTCCTGTAGTGTCATAATCTTATATTCTTCTTTATTTTAACTTGGCTTCCAAGGAAAACTTGGTTTCCTGATGTTTTGGAGAGTTCAGGTACTTGGCTGCTATATTCAATGTAGGTTCCTCATTAGCCTCACATAGTGGAGTATTGTCACTTCTCAAGTATAGGAAACCCCCTCTATTTGAAATCAATCCTGCCTCTATAGCTCTCTTGATAAGAACCTTTGTAGAAAGCATTGGGTCAGTAATAACCTTCAAGAATATCTTGCTATCAGCCTGTATTAAGCTATTAACCTTAGTCTGCAAGAACTCAAGTTTAGCAGTCTGTGATGTAGGTCTACCATCAATAGTCTCAACAATAACTCTTAATGTATCAATATCATCCTCAATCTTACCAAACTCTTTATAGCACATCATTGTAGTGCTCATATTATTCTTAGCAACCTTAGTCTCTTCACCCTCAGAAATGATAACAAACTGGTAAGTAGCCTTAGGAGTATCTTGCAATGCTTGCAATGAAGGAGCAATATAATCCTTGTTGGCTAATAGTATCTTATATCTGATATAATCCTCTGGGTCAGATAGATTGAAGTAGTTATCCTGCTTTGTCAATCTTACCTTATTGATACCATTCTCATTGGAATCATCCCAGAAGTTATCTACCTTCTTATAGATACTTAGTGCATTATATTCAAGACCCATCATTTCCTCAAGAAATGCCTTTTCCTTGTCTGTAAGGACATTAACAAACATACCTGAAGATAATCTTGGTACTACAAATGTTCTAATTGCACCCTCTGCCATACCTCCTGACAATACATGCTTAGGGTTATTACCCCACATACCTGTCAGCTTAGGTACATGTCTTACAATAATTCTCTCATTTCTCAGACAACTAACTAAGGCATCATCAGATACCTCTACTTTCTTTTGTGTCTCCTTAGGGCTTTTTACAGTAGCCTCTTCTTTTGGTACTTCCTGAAGTGGAGTCTCTGTATTGTCTATATCAAAGTCAGGTACAGTATAATCCACCTTCTCTTCCATTTTCTTTTCTGCCATATCTTCTCCTTAACTTTTTGAAATAAAATAAGGGGAGGGAAGATTATCTTTCCTCCCCTTTTATCATTAGCCCTGTAGAATTGCAGGGATTAGTGACATAGTTCTTGTTGGGTCAAGAACACAGATACCAAGAGTAGCCATTCTGTGAATTACAGCAGAATCCTCATCAAATGACATGTAAGGATTACCCTTTTGACCTGTGAATGGGTTTCTTAGACCCCATTGATAACCTCTGTACTCATTGTCACCCTTAATCTTACACTTAAAGATATTAGGTTGGTCCATAGTACCAATGTACATAATATCATATCTGTAAGAGAATGCAACACCTCCATTTGGATGGAGTATCTTGTTTCTTACTGGGTCATCATAGAATGGGTCTACATCAATCTTAACTCTAACACCATTAGGAGCCTTATACTCAACAAATTGGAAACCAGCACTCAATGAGTTTTGGTGCAACTTAGATTGAGTCTTTTGAATAACACCAACAGAGCTGTTGTCAAGAACAAATTGTGTCCAACCTGATACTGTCTTTAGTACTTCCTTGTGGAATTGGATAGCACCTCTCTCACCAGTCTTAATCAAGAAGTATCTGTCTCCAAAGTCTAACTTAGAAGCAGAAAGCTCATATAGAGCATCTTCAAGAAGCTTCAAGCTGAATGTGTTGTAATACACAGTATTAGCAACTTCCATCTGCTCAAACAGAGCAGCACCTGTCTTAATAACATTACCAGACTTACCAAAGTTCATGTACTCACCATTGGCATTTCTGTTGCTTCTACCAAATGCAAGTGCATTGTTCTTGTACTCAGAGAATTGCTGTTCTACTTCCCAATCTACATTGTGCATCCACATTGTAGCAACTGACTTAGTATGTCTACCCTCAGTTTCCTTAACAATAGGAATACCTACAGCCAGCTTCTTGTTCAACATAGAACCTGGAACCTTGTGTTGGATTCTTACTACAGACCACTCATTTCTCATAGAAACAGGGCTTGTAAATCTTACATCACCAACCTTTCTTGAAAGTTCCTTCTCAACAAATGCAGCTTCAACTGAGAATCTCTCACCTGCAAGCAATCTGTCAGCAGGAACACCTGCTGTGTTACCACCAGCAAGCTCTACCTTATACACTGCATTGGTACCTTCCATTCTAGGGTCTCCTAAAATTCTGAATTGGTACAGCTCATTTAGATTACCTACAATGTACTCACCATCTGCAAACCAGTCCTCAGGGAAAACAAGATAGAAGGGAGAAGTACCCTCTCCAATCATACCACTGGCATCTGTAACAACAGTACCATTTTCATCTCTTGCCTCTACAAGAGGAATGTTTCTCCTTGAAGAACCAATAACATCCCAGTAGTATTCATTATCATCCTCAAACTCTCTTGTTGGGAATTGATTTAGGAATGTGTCAAGTGTCTTTCCTCTATAGAAGGCCAGCAGTTGTACCATTAGGTTTGTAGCCTTCTGTGGAGCTAACTGAAAGATAGAACCAAGGTGGTTTTCCTTAGTAAGGCCCTTCCAGTGTTGGAAGCCTACCATTTGAAACTTACCTAATTTTCCAGCCATCGTCAAAAAATATTAAAAATTATAAATTATTTTTATAAAACCATTAGTAATTTTATTTCTCCATAAGTAAATACCAGACTTAAACATAGCTTAGACATCAAGATTCCACCCTTTTCCTATGAAAGATTCAGGGTCCTCATCAACTCCACTGACAAACTTTAGATTACCATCTGAGGTTCTTGCTGTGTTGTTGAGAGTATATTCCAGCTCTCTAAGACCTTTCTTTACTTCTTTCTTTACTTTACCTTTCACCAAACCATCAAGGTTCTTAAAGCCATCAGTTAGTGTGAAAAGTAACCCAATGTTCTTTAGGAAGTCTGTTCTGTTCTCCATCTCATATTTTTGGATAGCAGTAAAGTACTCTCCTGTCTCTGGGTCTTTATACACAGGCTTAGCTATGTTATCATAAATCTTCTGTCTTGTTGATTTATCTATTGATAAATCCCCAAACACATCCTTGTCATTAAGGATTGATAATTTAAGCTCTTCAGCCTGTTTCTTTCTTTCTTTCTCTTCCTGTTCTGCTTCTGACTTAGCCTCATTGACAAGCTCATCATACTTATCTTTGAAGAAGTCAATATTACTTTTCAAAGCCTCTTTTGCATCATCAATATCAGTACCAGCATTGAAAGACTTTTGCACTTCTCTTGCAGCTCTTTCCTTACTATAACCTCTATTGATAAAGTCTTGATAAATCAGGTCTTTTCTAAGTTTTTCTCCCTTATCACCTTCATCAGAGATATTCTCTTCCTTAATAGAATCAAGGAAGTTTATAGTATTCTCATACTTTCTAATCTCTGTAGGTTCAACTCCAGCATTCAAGGCTTCATCAATTCTTCTCTGTCTTTCATCAAGACCTGCCTTTATCTGTTGGTCAATTAAATCTCTAAAGTCTTCAGGGTCTTTAACCTTAGATAAGCCCTCATCATCAAGGGCTGGGAAGATACCTTCCTCTTTCAAGGCTTTGGCAATGGAAGAGTAGAAGTTTTTGGGAGAAGTGCCATCCCCTTTAGGAGTGGTATCTTCCTTTTCCTCTGTATTTTCTTTTCCACTACCTACGCTCTCTGGTGTATTAGTAAATAAGTTATCTACATCAACAACCTCAGTAGTTTCTTCTTTATCCTTATTTGGCTCCTCCTCTTTCTTAGGAGGCTCCTCATTTGCAGGTGGGGTATCCTGCGTATCCTCATCTTCTACAAACAGATTCTCAATCTCCTCTGCTCCTAAGATGTTATCTAAGCTAAGTTCTTCTTCCATACTCTTCTACCTTTTTGTTCTTAAAACAGTGCAAAGGTAAGTAAAGTTTTGCATATCTGCAAGATAGTAAATAAAACACTTATTAGTAGCATATAAAAATACTTGCAATATGGACAAAAAGAAAGGGTAAGATTACCTCTTAATTCCGTTCACTGAATCTATATAATCTCATACAGAATCTCAAGCACCTTAGTGTCCTTTATCTTACGAGAAATTATGGATTTCAATATGTTATGGTCTATTGATGGATAAAACTTGGTAATATCCAAGTGAAACTATGATTTTCTTTTCTTTATCAAATCAACTTATCAGTGTTAAGCACCTAAAGCCGACATGAGCAACAACAAAATCCGAACCAGAAGAAGAAAGGAAGCCAGCCAAGCCAGCAGTAGAATCATAACCAGCCCTGCCACCAACCAGTAGAGTATTCTGAGTATTATCATAATCTACCCAGTAACGGTCACACATATAAGTAGTTGCAGAACCATCAACACTAACAGGTATTATATCTGCATACTCCCCTAATGCCCACTTTGTAATATACCCTCCTGTATGTCCTGATACTACTACTCTATCCGCATTGGTAGGTGCATCTGACAAAGTATCAGTGAACTTATCAGGGTCATTTATAATATACACATAGTTTGGTGTGGACTCACTGGCATCGACAGGAGTATCTATTAGGATACCATCCAGATTAGTCCAAATATCTCCAAACACATTATCAAATCCTCTCCACCTTGGTACTTTGAAAGTTATGGTATTGATACCATCTGAAGCAGGAATTACCAAGTCCTTAATTCCAGTAAAGTTACCAAACTCATTACAATATCCACATGGAGTTATTGGGCATCTGCCATTATAAGTATTCCAAACAGTATCACTCCAAGTAGTAACTCCATTGCCAAGCCCTCCCTGTCTATATCCATCTTCAGTCAAATCTTCAACATAGTTTGCCTGACTATTGAAGTTTGCATATTCTATAACATACAACCAATAGAATATTGCCTTGTAGTACTCATAAGTAAGCAACATCTTGCCAGCATTTTTGGCATAAGTTCTGAAGTTTGCCCTACTAGTGCTTGTTCTAGGTTTTCCTAAATTAGTCCTGAATTTATCCGATTCCAAGTAGGTATCATTGCTAGAGCTATTATTTCCTCCTCTACAATAAGAAGAGGTATTTACAACTGAAACAGCACTATTTACTTGAAGTGTAGATAAATAGCCCATATTCTCAGGTACTTCATTAAGTACAGTACTCCTATAAGCATCTACCAACATATGAGGAATCCTTATAGCATAAGGAACTACTTTTTGGGTAGACACATATACTCTGGATTTGGTTCCTTCCGTTTCAGACCACAAATAAAATTCAGGTACTTCTACCTGTACAGTACCATCATATCCATCCAATCTGGAATCTGTACCATCTGCTTTCTTAGACCAGTCATTTGGGTCCAAATAATACATTATCCTTTTACCTTGGCATACACATCCTCTTAATGCTGATTGTATTGGGAGAGACTTATGCAGGCTCATGTTACCTATTCTAGTAAGTACAGGACTACTATTGGTAGAATCCCATTCCACACCATAAGCTAGCAAATTCTTTGGGTCAGATAGGTTATCTAACTTAGCCTTATCCTCACTTGATATAATACCTGCGGTATTACTGTCAGCCAAAGGTATGCTCCACTGGCATAATGAGGTAGGAACTTGTGGTGTCCCACTTACCCCAGGATTAGCAGTAAGTTCTATACTAAGGGACTCGGAAGTGGAAATTTTACCAGCCTTAAATAATTTGAATATATTAGGGAATAGGTTTACTGTGGTATCTCCAATCATCAGGTTTATTGTGGCATCCTGCTGACTGCTAGTCCTATTATACCAGCTTAAAGATACTGGAACACTTGAAGGGTCTATTATAATATTACCTTCTCCTAATATAGATTCTCCATTCAAGGTCTTGATTTTAGTAGTGCCTCCTGCTGCATGTAGGATGTCAGTACTGGCTTTGCCACCCACTGATATTCCAGAACCATTATACACAGTACTCCCACTATCTGATGGGAAGGATATGTTGCTGCCCTTATCCATTGTACCTCCTGATAAGGGCAAATACTTCTTTATTTGCTCACCTATGGAGTCTTTCAAATCACTTACCTCTTCCTTAGTGGCATAATCAGTCAGGTCTATTATGGTAGGACCAACAAGCTCCCAATGGCCATCAGGATAAGTCTCATCCTTTACCCATAGATATTCATTATACCTATTATCTTCTGTAGGGTCTTCATTGGGGATAAAATATATCCTGTTAGGTCTACCTGTCTCTGGTAAAGTAGGCAGTATTGATGCCTTAGGAAGATGCTTTAATGTACCTATAATTGCTGTTGCCATATCTTAATATCCATATTGAAGAACTCCTGAAGGAGCATTTATAACACCTTTACATATCTCTGGATTCCATCCAACACCTAGAATAGTCTTTATGCTATCCTTTTGTCCTGCTGGAATTATAGTAACTTCCACATCATCATCAGATATATTCTTCAGTAGGAAGTTGACTCCGGGATTGAAGTTCCCTGAAGGCACCTCCTTCAGTACAGATATTTGAAGGCTATTTATAACTTGATTTGAAACTATTCTTGCATCCATAATCATTTACCTCTATTGTTCTTACCTTTTCCTTTGCAACCACACTTCTTTGCCATATCATAGAATTTTTATGGTTATTTTCTCACCTCTATTCTTGCCCTCTTGAAGTAGCTTATATAGCTTCCTGAATGTATCCTGACTATTCAGAACCTTACCAACTTCAGAGTTTACACCTACCAAGAGACATCCTGAAGTATCCTTATCTGTATTACCTGCATGTATAAGGATACCATCAAACCCCTTTACATTAAGAAGTCTGGGTAATTTGCCATTGCATGTCTCTTTGTAGAAAGATTTAGGCCCAAACTTAGGGCTATATACATCTAAAGTTACATCATAAGTTCCACTAGGGATTGCTGTAATGCCTGATTTCTTTAAGGATTTGATTTTAGCGACACTCATGCTGTCATCTAATTCTCTATCAGTATCTTCAAGTACATTACAGAACCACTTCCCATCTACAAGGAGGTTACTTATCGTGTAATTCTGTTTCTTCCATTTCCTGTCTACTATCAGTTCCATTTTGCTCATTAAATAAATTCAAGTTTCTTTTTCTCAACTGACAAGTAAGGTCAGTACAGATGGAGTTCATGAGACTGAACATCTGATTCCTTAAATCCTTTATCTCCTGTTCCAGCTCTGCATTTCTTTTAAGAACCTCGTCAAGCCTGTCCTTGTTGTCATCAGACAACTTCTTATAAAACTCCAAAGACTGCTGCATGTTCTCTATAAGGTTATTATCTACCTCACTATTATACTTTCTTCTTGCAAAGAACCAAGAAGTCCAACCACTGATTACTGTGGTTATTATCCCTACTCCTCCAGTAATTAATATACCTAGGTCAATCATGTCATTTAATTATTTCAATAAATTTTTGCTGCTTATTATTCACATAAGGACTATTTTCCACAATAGTAACTTCCACTACTCTATGTTTCTTCTGAAACCATCTAAACAGAAAAAATTTCTTAGGAGGATTTATAGTCTCTTTCTTGCTATGTGTAACTATGTATTTCTCACTTACAAATTTAGGATGCATTGTAATGACATTAGGGAATTTCATTCCCAGCTTCAACTGATACCATTTATCCCCAATCAGAGTATCAACATGGAATGTTGTTTCACTGAATATGGTATCTTGGAAAGTAACAGTATCTATTCTTTCTGATGTAGATAACAGATATTGTAAGTATTGCAAATCCTTATCCTTTATCTTCAACTCCTTTCTAATCCTGTCCATTTCAACAGTAATGGAATCACTGTAATACTCAAGCTGCTCAGCAGTTAGCTTATACACTCTATTTTCCTTCTTCAGGGAACTGTTCTTCAAGGAGTATGCCTTATTGTTATTCACTGCAACAGCCAACTCATCAGATATTTTCTTATACCCATTGCAGTAATACATGGAACAGGATATGGAAGCCAGCATAATCACTGATATAATACTTACTAATATCTTTCTCATAGCTATGTAGTTGGAGTAAATGAACTTAATTTGTTGTAAATTATAGAACCCTTGAAGTTGTATAATTGCCGATTAGAATTGACATTAGTGGGAGGTGCATCCATGTTTGAACCTACTGAATAACTCCCATTAGATTTTCCATCATCTGTCAATGGAAGCATAGCACACCACACAGAATTAGCAGCATTACCATTAGAATCACCTACTGCTTGTGTCTTTGTGTAATTTGCACCATTAAACAGGTTACTGTAAACAGTAGTATTTCTCATCATAGCATTAACCAGCTTATATATGTTATTACCTGACATAAGATTGGTAATGCTCTTATTATTATACTGAACCATGGTATTTTGGTCATTATACAATACTATGTATAACTTAGCTAGTGAAGTACCTGCAACAACAGATATTTTCATGCCTGAGAATCGCATATACTGTACACCATAATTGTCATCTTTACCACCATCAGTAGGAGTATATACACTTGAAGAAATCTGACCACCATCAACAGGTACTGCACATAAGACTGCCTTAGTCTGTGATAATTGGTCAGAGTCACTAAGATATGTAAATCCTCGAGGAGTGCCACTTTCAAGTCCAAAAGAAACCCTCACCTCAGGAATTGTTATTTCATATTTAGTTGTTACTATAGCAGGCTTTATATGCATTTCATTCACAAAGTCTTTTCCTTCATACCCTTGTAGGGAGTAGATATCAAATATATCAGAATGGCCTGCAAGCCAAGAGGTTGTACAAAATTGTTTTGTAGCAGAAGGTAGGGAACCTCCTACCTTCTTTACTGCCTCTATTTGTGTCATGAATTCTCTTCCCATACTCTTCTCATAGAATTTATCGCATCCTCAAGATATTCTATCCTGCTCTCCAGTTGCTTGTTCCTCATTACAACCTCCTGTAATGCCTTGATTGCCAGCACACCAAATCTATCATATTCTACCCACTTGGTAGAATATTTATCAGCTCTGCTGTGGACCATAGTAGCATATACACCACCTAGTGACAGAAGCTGGTCAGCTTTCACACCAAAAGTGCATCTTATACCATTTTCATCAGGGTGTTCCCATATATACTTTATGACATTTAATGACATCAGATTGTCCAGCACATCAGGCATACATGTGACTTCCCTTTTGAATCTCATATCAGAGCCTGAATTACCAGCACCTGACTTAAAGTCCTGATATACTGTCCATATATTACTCTTATTAACCAGAGCTAAGTCATCTTCCACAATTGTTGAAACCTCCAACATGCCCGTCTCTCCAAATCTAGCAAGAGAACCTAGGTTACCAGCATCCTTATCTTCGTAGGCTAGCCCTGTCAATGCAGAATTCATACTGACTAACCCATCCTTTGAGGTACTTACTACACTATAAGTAGTATCCTTCCAAGGAACATGCACTGAAAGTACCTTATTACCATCTGTTCCTGCACTACCTGATGGATAAGCAAGCTGGACAGGATATATTCTGTTTTGTGAACCAAAAGCAGTAGCAGCAACAGTAGATATTGTGCTAATCTCAGTGCTGGATACCTTTACACCACCTAGTGTAGTAGGTGTTGCCTTCCCTAGGGAGAAAGTTGTTCCTGATAAACTAAGTCCAGCTCCTGCTGAGTAAGTTGTGTTATTGTCAGTCCAAGGGACATTGACATACATCTGATTTGAGGAATTAAGCTCAACAGGATAATTATTACCACGCTCAGGATACCCAATCCTGACCAATCCTAGTGTAGTTGAGGTAGCTACTCCATATTTACCTAGCTCTTCTGCTGTTGGAGCATATATGTCAGTATTGGCACCATTAATATTAATGGTACCTATCTTTGTACCTGAAGACAGAGACCTGCTGAATGACACAGCATCTGCACCTGCTTGGATTCCATCAAGCTTGGACTTATCACTGGAACTCATAAGTCCATTGGCACTAGCAGTAGCAACATTATATGTTGTATTTGTATCTGTCCATGGTACATTAACATAAGCCTTACCAGAACTATCCAACTCTACAGCATAGTTCCTGCCATTATCAGAGTACCCTATCTTTATACCTCCTAATGCTGAACTAGAAGCTTGAGGTATAGAAGTTATACCTCCTGCACCAATCTCAGTCCAAGAAGACCAAGAAGATGACTCATAAGCTCTAGTATATATCTTGTTTTTTGAATAAAGTACCTGTATAGTCGAAGAGTCATTATTCTCCAAGAGCACATGTAATGCAAACTGTGCTACTCCAGAAGGTTTATTACTTATACTATTGTCATAATTGGCATAATAAACACCTAAATATTGAGTTCCCCTATATGTATTCAGGTCTCCTGAGGAGATTAACTTAGGGGAAGTTACACTTGCACTCCAATCATATATGTTCCCATTAAATATGATGACATTATCATCATCTTTAGGGAAATACAACACATTAGGGTAACAGCCAGCAGAGCTACTTATTGCAGTAGCTCTGTCGGTAGATACATTTACTTTAAACTCTTTACCTTTTGCACTCATAACTTTTTTTTTTACTCTATAGTGATGCTTCCAATAATAGAGCCTTCATCTATAATGGCAGAAGTCCAATTAGTTCCATTGTGGTTAGCTAGTACGGATACCATGGTAGAAGGACCTAGTACTGCATACATTCTAACTCTATTAGCAGTAGTATCATTGAATGCTGAGAATGCTACTGTATTCAACCTATTGGAGCCATCTTTATATATTCCATGTATTATCTTACCTGCATTAAGGGCAGCATTAAAGCTACTATAGGGGCCTAGAATAGCATCTGCTTCTCCTTGAGAAGATAGTGTTCTACTTTCAAATGTTTTGAGAAGCTGATAGGTCTCCATATCAACTCCTAATTCCGTTATCATAGTAGCAAGGGCAAGTCCTTGTTTAGCAGAGAGAGGCTTTTTTGAATCTGAAGTTGATAGGTTATCAACTATATCACTCTTAGGCACATAAGTACTCAAATCAACAGTACCTCCCAACGGGTCCCAATTTCCTTCATCATGGTCAGATGAGCTAGTTGCTATAATACATACAACATTGGTATTTGCAGGATATGGCTTACCACCTAAAGTAAAGGCATTAGTCACATTCCAAACATCACCAGCCCTTGCATTAGTAAGGGCTAGTACATCAGATAAGTTAGTCTTAGTACCCATCACTCTATACACATTACCCAAACCTGAGATTCTGTCATTAAGAGCCTTACCTTGAGCTGCTGAAAGAGCCTCACTAGTACTAGTTGAAGTTAAGGTATTGTTTATAGCAGGTACAGACCTACTACTCTGAGTAACAGTCATATTTGTATAATTACTGCCACTTATAGTAACTGATATATTCTTACTGTATAAGTTAAAACCTGCGAATCTAATACCTGTAAATGATACCTTTGTAGTACTTACCTCCTGCAAAGTAATTACCCAATCTTCACTACTACTGTCAACCAGATTTGCACCATAAGTAAGCTTTCTAACAAGAGTGACACCATCTATGTCCCCCATGCAGCCTTTTATAGTGGCATTATCTGTTGAATTTGAAGTAACTGAGAAGTTGATATTTATCTTGTTCCCATTAAACTTGTCATTCAACGCTTTACCCTGTGCCGCTGATAAGGCTTTTGAAGCGTCAGTAGTGGTAAGGTTATTCACTACATCACTCTTAGCCAACTTCTCATCCTGCAATTTCTTACCCATTGCAGCTGAAAGGGGTACTGTAGTAGAAGTAAGGGTTAGGCTATTTGCAACATCAGATTCCTTTAACAAGGAACTATTTTCTACTGCTTCTACCACGTACTTTGCAGGAGTAGATATATTGATTAAAATATATTTAGTATTGTAGTAATTATCAGTTATATATAAATGCATATGTATAGGTCCTTCCCCTTCATAGCCTAATATCACAATACCCTGATAATAATCTGGAGATTCATTAAGTCTAAAAACCCCTATAACGCCTGCATCTACAAAGCTTTTTATATTACTATTATCTAATCCATTTAAAGCATTTACTATATCCTGATGAGAGGAACTAGTACTTAGAGTATAGATGCTATCTTTAAAAAGATGCACCCCATACTTCTTCCCATTAAACCAAATACTGTTTTCATCAGTACTGAAAGACATTAAATTAGGTGTAGTACTTTGTGCACTCTTACCTTGCGCGGAAGTCTTTGTTACTGCTACTCTTAGTTTTTGTCCATTTGTTGCCAGTGCTTCTATGGCACTCATTGGCATAATTGAATCAATAATCTTCATTTTTTTTTTATTTTTTTTTACTCAATAATAATAGTACCTGCTGCTTTACTCAATAGGTCTCTCACCAGGATTGTCTTATTCTCACCACCTGAGACAATGGCTATCATATCATCTACAGATACTTCTTCTGTTACCTTAAACTCTGTATCCTTGACTCCCAACTGAGCCAATTTGTCTTTAATTTCTTCTATTTGATTCTTAGTGAACATATTACTCTATAATTACTTTAGAATCTTGGCCTAATACAGGTTGCCACTCTCCATTGACAAAGTATAACAACTTGCCATCCCTTAACCATAGATTCTCTATAAGAGGCTCTCTATTATAGGAAGCAACAACCTGTTTCTTTTTCATCATTTCCATACTACACCTCAATATAATCTACAAGGTACTGACCTGAGGATTGCTCCTTAATTGTAGTAAAGCACCCTTCATTAGCAGTGCCATCTGCATTATAACTACTATAGTGACAGTAGCACAATCTAGACGGTACTAAGTCAGGAGAGGAATTAGGGGCAATACCCTGTATTGGATACAAAGCATCATTACCAAAACCAGCACATTCACCACTCATGTAAATCACTTCTCCAGCATTCAACCTTCTACATATTTCAGGAGTGAAACCTGCTTCAGTCAACTGTTCTTGTGTAACATTAGGACTACTGGATACCAACTCCATTAGTTTTGTACCTGTAGGTGTAAGTACTGCAACATTAGACTTACTCTCTAATTCTGTTACCCTATCATTAAGAATCCTACCTTGGTTGGCTGATAGAGGAGCAGTTGTAGAAGGAGAATTTAAGGAGTTTATAACAGAAGAATTGAGGAGTAGTTCAGTAATACCTGCAAAATTTATAGAACTATCATCTTCAGTCTTGTAGGCTGCCCACGAATAAAAACAATTTGCTATGGAAACCAATATAAGTACATTATTACCATCGTAAGTAATTAGTGTAAGATTCATGTAAATAGTGTGATTAAAGTCACCTTCAATACAACCAATAATCACTTTACCACTTGAGGCAGCTTTTATAAACTCATCCCAATTCCCTACAATAGATTCTACGTCTGTTGTATACCATCCTTCTGTTGTTTGAAGGTTACCCGGTAGAACATATACATCGGAAGAGCCATTACCAGTAATGGCCCTCCAGCCATTACTAGTATAGTACTTCAACTCTCCATTATTAATCCAGAGGTCACTTGTACTTGGAGCTTTTATATCTTGTATAATATCTCTAAATTTTCTCATTTTTGAGTTGTTTTATTTGAAGTTTTATTTGAAGTTTTATTTATTTGCTTTTCCTTCAATCTTGCATCAGTACTTGCCTTAGTCTTATCAAGCTCAAGTCTTTCCCTGTCAAGTTTTATTCTTTCATCAAATTCTCTTATTTGCTCCATTAGCTTATCCTTAGCCTCTTGTGAATATTCAGGTTCTATTATACTATCATCTTCACTATTCTTGCTGTAAGCCTGCATCTGTGCAATAAGAATCTTTGTCTCATTATCTCTTTGGTTAAGAGCATCTTCCTGTTGCATCTTAGCCTGTTCCATCTGAGCCTTCTGTTCTATCTCCTGTTGCTGTACCTGCAATTGCTGTTGTTGAGCCTGAGCCTGTCTTTCTTGAATACTTCTTTCATCCTTTTCAACAAGTCTCTGCTTTTCAGCAAGTGAAGATGAACTGAATAACTTCATAATAGTTGAGAATGATAGAGTCTGGTTCTGCAATGCTGCCTGAGCTAAAGTATCAAGTTTTGAGTTTAATTCTTGAACACCATTGCTATTATCCACTACAAGACCATAATCAGCTTCTGCAAATTCATCACCATCTATCTCCATAACTCTCATTGAATTATCAGACAAGATATATTGGAACTTCTTGCTTCTGCCTCTTAATGCTATCTTAGCTGTTTCAAGTAAACACTCTAATGCTCTCTTCTTGACATCCTCATGTACTACAAATAGCCACTCTGTAATATGAGAAGACTGCATCATGCTTCTCTCTACTCCACCTACTGTCTCTCTATTACTTACCTGACCTTCTCTTTGCCTGGTAATACCAGCAACTTCTGCCATTTCCATCTTGATAAACTCAAGAAGATTAATGTATTGCTGTATCTGATTACCATCAGAAGCTGTAATTACCCCAGTAGAAGCATTGTTTAATGCACCTGAAAGTTTACCTGTAGCTGCACCCATATTACCTTCCTTGAAGCTATCTTCTACTGCAAGACCCATAGTCTTTGCATAGTATAACCATTTCTCTATATCCCATCCCTTAGGTTTCTTGGCAAAATCTAATCTCACCAATGAACCCCAGTTTCTTGCTATCAGCTTATTTAATCTATCATGTATTGCATCATACAAGTAGTTATATGACTTCATCATATCCACCAAGCTGAATGGTCTGTTGTCATTAAGGTTATAAATAGAACCTACAATTCCAAAGTGACATCTTGAAGGGTTGCTTAGTCTGTTGTACTGAACTACTCTTGGTCTCATATTGACATAAATGTCTGTGCCAATCTTAGTTCCTTCCCATGCTTCATTGATGTAGAATATCTGCTCTTCTTCTCCAGCATCCTTATCTATTACATAAGTCTCTGGGTAGAAGTTAAATACTTCTTCACCTGTTTGAGGGTCATAACTTTTTACCTTCTTAATCTTTCTTCTTGACTTCCAATATACTCTAAGTACTCTCAAGTTTCCTGCAACATCATAAGGAAGAAGTGAGTTATTAACCTCATCATATCCTCCTAATGGGTCCCAAAAGAGTCCCTCTGTACTTATTTCATCCCCTATCATGTGATTATTGACAAAGCCATATCTCTCATCAATATTATCCATAGAGTCTGTAGCAGCTTGACCTACATGGTCAGGCATTTTCTCTATATACTCTATGTCTTTCTTTGTCAATACATCATAGTAGGTATCAATAACCTTGCCTGGACTCCAATAATCTTCGAGGATTATCATATCTGCATCCTCAATCTTATTGCTATATCCTGACTTAAAGATTCTTATTTTGAGTGGATTTAGTCTTTCAATAGTAGGCTCACCTCCTACAATATCACATTGATAAATCTCTTCACCAACTGCCATTGCATCCATGAACCCTTGATTGAACATTAAAGGAATATTCAACTCCTTTACATAGTGGTTAAGAAGGGCATTAGCCCTAATTTCCATCATGTCCTGCCACTCATAGGTGTAGTAATCATTTATCTTTTCAAGCTCTTGGTTAGCCTCCTCTTCTGATTGAGAAGTATTAGATACCCATTCCTGTAGCTTCTGTAGTAATTCTTGCTTCTTGTTATTCTCTATCTCTGTAATAGCATTAGGATTAGTAACTACTACTTTGAAGTCAAAAACTCTCTTACTTTCCTCACCTCTAAGCACATTCAACTTACTATTCATAATAGGATAGTGTTGGATTTTATCAGGTATGAAACCTGCCTGTAGCTTCTCAGGATTCAGTATCATCTCAAGGTCACTCATATGAAGCTTGCCATTAAGAAGGTCATATGCAATTTTTTTATGTATAACACTTTTCCTTACAAGATTATAATTAAAAAATGTCTTAGACTCAGCAAAGTCCAAATGCTTCTTTCTCCACCCCTTAGTCTTTTTATTAAAAGGCAGATTTTGAGGAGGCAATTGACAAAATTCACTCATACTTATATTTCCATTTATATCCCCCTGCCTTTTTAGTCTTTCCTTTCAGGTAGTGTACAATTGCTGACTTGGAAACACCAATCTCCTCAGAGGCTTCCTTAATTGAATTAAATTCTTTTATAAACTCTCCATCTAAATTAAATTGAAGTATTATTTTTCTATATGCTAACAAGGTATTCTCACTTGGAGCTTTCCCAAATAAAGGACTATCTTTGCCTTTTCTAAGCCTATATTTAGCTAGCCAAGGCATATCTTTTGCATAATGACCAAGAGCCTTTCTTGTAGAAACTCTTTTCTCTATAGTTTCTTTTGATGGATGTTTGCCATACATGGAGGCTTTACTACCTACGTATTTTCTGAGCTTATTCTTAGTATATTCACTAACTGTTCCTACGCCTTATCCACCATTAGATATATTGTAGCTTAGCCCTTTTCTCTTCCATATACTCCAATCTAGTTACTTTGCAAAGGTAAGTAAAATCCTTGACCTATGCAAGTATATAAGTAATTTATTAACCATCAGTCTCCATTTTTACTAAATTTACTGCCTAAACCTAAAGTCATAGTTCCTCTTGAAGAATGGGTCATTACCATCATAGCTATTATTAGCCCTCTCCTGCTTTTCCTTACTAACATCTCCTTGGTATCTTATCATTTTATCTTCCCTTAGAAGCATCAACATACCCATAGCAGATATTCTATCGAAGTTACCCTCAGAGTTGTAATTAATAAGCTCTTTCAGCAGTGCTCTGTTCCTCACAGTAAATAGTCTTGGAACCATTACCTCTTTCTCTTCTCCATCAATAGTTTGCATAATAGGAACTGGAGCTAATAGCCAGCTTCTCAATCTACTCCTTGCATAAGCATTAATGGCAGGAGAGGCATTAGTACCTTTTGACTTGTTACCATAGCCATCTTTCATCATCTGCTTTTCCTTTAAGAAATCAAGAACATCTGTAAGAAGATAGAGACTATTTCTTGTCGAGAAGTGAGAGAATAGACCTTTTTTATTGTACTCATAGTTCAGCCTGCCATTGTAGAATAGACAAAGCTTTCTGCAAATCTCATAGTAATCATCAGCAAAAGGAGGTCTTCCAGTGTATTCAGCTACTATCCTATCTGTCCATAAATCCAGTACAAATATAGAACCTAAAGACATAGTATTTGATTCATCATCATCATAAGGGTCAGCACCTAATATATACCTATCATTGTATGGCTTACCTGTATTCCTATCAATCTCAGGTAACTGATATATTTCAATAGCACCCTCTATCTTATTATCCTTATGTGGGAAATCCCTAATAGGTTTAGCAGAGGTAGGTTTATACTCCACCTGACCATCTTTATTGAATACCAAATCACCTACATATACATCATCATATTCTGTAGGATTAGCATCCAATTGACCTATTCTTTCAGTCAAGTCAGCTACAGGAAACATATTTACACCTGTCTTAACAATAGCTTCAGCAGGAGTAATAGGAACCTCAGCAATAGTCTTAATAATAGTGTTAGGGTCAGTAGAATTATACTTTACCCTATACCTATTCATAAGAATTTCAATCAGAGCCTTAATTACATCAGATACACCATTCTCATTATAACATCCCTTTCTATTCACATAGCCAGGAAAGAAGAATACAAAGTAAAGTTTACCTTGGTTGTACTTATCAAATACATTAGGTAAAGCATACATATTATAACCTTTAGGGTTATACATGATTTCCTGAGCACCAGCAAAGTCTGATTCATTATCACCAGCAGTACCTAACATATAGATTTGTCCAAAGACAATATCACCTTCCTGTACTGAAGGTAAAAGCACATTATACAAATCAACTAATCTTGGGAATGTACCAAACTCTTCAATAAGAATCTTAGCAGCTCTCTTACCTCTCAACTTAGACTCATCATCCTTAGATGATACTCCAAGTACTGTATTCTGAGTACCTCTTTCAATATCCAACTCTACATCCTTATACCCCATTATCCATGTCATTTCCTGTAAAGAGTTCTTTAATCTCCTTCTTGGAAACTGGGTATTGGTTGCACAGAAGTTAGCCATATCTACAAACTTATTAAGGACACCATCCTTAGTAAGATACTCCTTCTGATAGGCAGTTACTATACCCTTTACCTTTTCATGTGCTTCCTCATTCTCACCTACCACAAAGATATGGTTAAGTATAGATGCAAGACTATATGACTTACCTTTACCTCTGGAAGCAAGTTCAGCCATGTGCTGACCTCCCTCAAAGTTATTGTATAAACCACCATTTGATGCTTGGTCTAAGCAATGGAATCTCCAATAGATACCTTCCCAACATTCAGGTAATGCCTCTACTCTATCAGCCCTCTTGGACTTTTTCTTCTTACCATTCTTATCCTTATACTCTCTAATCTTAGAGAGCATCATAGGAGAATAATTAAGGAACCAATACATATATCCTGTAACCCATTCTCCATCACTTTCCCTTACATAACCATCCCAGATTCTTCTTCTTTCCTCTCTTACCCACTTACCATATTCACTATTAGGATTGGCATTAGGCCTAAGGTTAGTAAATGTACCATACTTCTCATAATGTATAGCAGATGGTCTGAAGTAATCCATATCCTCTAATATATGAGGATTAGCCAAGTCTACAATGATTCTACCCCTATCATCCCTTGGTCTATCCTTAGCATATTCTCTTGCAGGACTTATCAATCTCTTGACAAACTCTACATTATTTATAATATCAAATAACTGGTCCTGAACTTCCTGAGGAAGGCTATTAACCAATTCCTCAGTTAGCTCAGTTTGATATTTATTCATTGGTATTTTCTGAAACTCCATTATATTCTCCCTTTATAACTGCTTCATAAAAATCAGAGCCTATCCAATTGAATATTAGTGTACTCAACATGATATTCATCTCTCTTAACATATTCTCTTCCTGACCATCAGGAACCTTAGCAGTATGCTGTACTGTTATTACTCTATAAGATTTACCTCTCTTAGTGAACCAAAGAGTGTACTTGTAAATCTTATAAACCTTGAATGAGGAATGAGGCATGATTTCTTTCTGTAATACCATGTGCCCTACATTCTCAATTCCCCTCTCACTTCTCCTTGTCTCAATATGTTTATTAAGCCCTTCTATAATATCTTCTGCTTTCATAGTTATAGTGCCAAGTCATCTTCAAATATAGTCTTTTCTCCCTGTCCCCTCATCTTGCCTGAACTCCTCATTTCAGAGTTAAGTGCTTTCTCAGCCTCATCCAAATCTCTAATGAGAGGTGTAATCTGTTTCACAATGGCTGTAATCTCCTTAAACTCCTTAACCTCAAGACTGTCAAAGTCCAGCTCTCTTAGTTTTGCTCTAAACTTATTAACCATAAACCTCGTGTCTTCAAGGAGTAGTGCAGAGATTGGCTTAAATGATTTATAAAATTCCATTGCTTCTGTTACTATCTTGTCTGGTTCCCATTTAGGAGGTAATCCTTCTCCCTCTTTAATGGCTTCCATTCTCTCCTTGTCATCTACAAGGTATTGATAGTCACTTCTTGGGTCAGTCATAAAATAGATGAAAGCAATTTCTGCTAAGGCTTTGTTCTTATTCACTGTTTTATCTCTTGTCCATATTTGTTTGAAGGGCTTTAATGTTAAAAGCTCTGGTTCTATCACAACCTTATAACCTTCATATTTAAGTAATTTCATCATAACTTTTCTTTTTTTTTCAAAAAAAAAGCAGTAGTTTTCACTACTGCTTTTCTATATATGAAGCCAACTTTAGTATGACTTCTTTACTATCTCCCAGTAAGCCAAGAGCTGAATTACATCTTGAGCATAATACTCCTCTAACCTTTCCTGTAATATGGTCATGGTCTATACATAGATTTTCTGTATTTCCACACACTTCACAAGCTTTTGGTAAAGCTTCATACTCTTCTTCAGTTAAATTATAATTATACTTAATCTGTGAGAGTCTGATTTTAGACTTATTTCTTTCAGCCCATTCTTTATAGTAGTTTGGATGTTCTCTTCTCCACTTATCTCTATAAGATTTGACTTTTGTTTTATTCTTATCTCTCCACTCTTTGTGGAGATTCTTCAGTGCATCCTTATTTACATTATTATAATTCCTGCTGTAAGCATTTTTACAATCTTTGCACTTAGAATCAGGATACTTATGGATGTTGCCATTGTATAAAAATTATCTATAGGCAAAGTTCTATTACAGCAAGAACAAGTCTTAAACAATAAGCTTTTTGTCTGGCACATATACTTGTGGCTGAGTATCTGGAACTTCTTCCCATTCATCAATAATGAAGTCAATATCCCTATCCTGTAGCAATAGACACTGCTTTCCATCCATCTCAACAACATCAAAATTGTAAGTAGTAACAGGATTGTCAGTTACAATTCCATCTTTAAGAGTGCCTGCTTGATGTTTTCTTACTGCAAACCTTGTAGGGTTTACACACACTATATCACCTACCTTTATATCTCTTACTGAACTACCTACTGCAAGTACAGTTTGATATTCTTTTAATCCACCCTGCTGCTTAGTAGTATCAATTAGACCACCTCTTGTAGTTACATCATGTTCATACTTATCCATTGTAGTGATAAGTGCAGTGAACATTGGCTTTATTTTCTTAACCTTCAACATACTCAATAACTTTTATACCATATTCTACAGCACAAGAGTGCTCAATCTTACAACCTCTATATTTGTCCCAGTCTTTAGCAAAATATGCAGCATCTGCCACAGATAATAGCTCAATTGATTTACCCAAGAACCACAGAGGTCTTGCATCTACTGGTGCATCTTTGAAGAAGCTATCAATCACTTCCACATCATCATTGAGTACTACCTTAGCCTCTTCCACAGCTTTGGCTCTTTCAGCTTCTATTTCTTCATTTGTCTTACCCTTCATGGGCTGACTAATAAACAATTTCTTCATCTCTTCTCCCTTATCTGTTTAATAAACTTGAGTCTCTTTTTCATACCTAACATCCTATCATAAGTGCAAGTCAGTTTACCCAGTGATGGAATGTTGAAATTTGTTCTTAACTTAGCAAAATCCTCTTCATTAAGATTCTCCTTTAATGGCAAGGACTGTATGGATTGGTTAATAAATAACCAAAATGCCTTATATGTTTTATCTACCACTTCTTTAGGTAAATTCAACTCTTCAGAAACCTTACCAATTATATCAGGATAATTCATTTCAATTCAAAAAGTAACAATAGTTGGAAAGTGCCAGTCTCTTCATCAATGTTGGGAATAAACCTTGGATTAATCTTACCATCAATGATAACTTTATTCTTCCTTAGCTTGCCCATAATTACCTGAAAGTGTGGGAGAGTGATATTACACTCTTCCCTTACTTTCTTCTTTGTATCTTCACTCATTGTAACCTTATCAAGTATCTCATTGTCCTTGATAACTTTACTGAGTTCATATCTTTGCTTGACAAAGGATGTAATTACATCAATCTCTCTATCAGTTAGCTTATGAAAAGGCTCTAAAAATTCAAACCAATATCTAAAGAATTTACCATTTAATGAAGTGGGTATCCTGACGATGTTATTTGCTTTCTTAACCATCTTTATATTTCCATTTATACCCTCCAGCAGAAATTCTCTCTCCCCTACAGCAGGTAGCAATATTTCTATGAGAAATACCAGTTTGTTTTGATGCTTGAGATGTAGAATAGTATTCAGCTATAGGTTCATTGAATATAGTAAGTTGAATGACTCTTTTCCCCAAAGCTTTAGATATTCTTTCATTTCTGCTACCATAGTTATTGTTATCTTTTGAAGATAACATTTCAAGATTTTCTACTCTGTTATCAGTTTTAACTTCATTCTTATGATTCACTTGTAAATCATCAGAATAATCAGATAGGAAAGATTTAGCTACTAACCTGTGTATAGTAGATGTTTTAATATTTCTTTTATCCTGAAGAACTACTTTTAAGTAGCCATCTTCAGTAAACGCAGGTTTTAATATCCTAACACACCTAACTCTACCAAGATTGGATACTTGATATAATCCATTATATCCTTCTATATCTCTCCACTCTTCCTTCATCATGTATCTTACTCTTCAGTTTTAATATCTGGTGTTTCCTCTTCCTTATTATCTTCCTCAACCTCTTCAGGAACTGTCATAAGCTCCTCAATCTCAGCAATACACTTCTTAAGGAAGTCTTGCTTAAACATATGTCCATTCTCTACTACCTTAAACAAGTAGTCAAGTCTCTTGAACATGTTACCCATATTAGCAGCTTGCAGCTTCATATATAACTGCTTAGCCTGCTCACTAAGCTGATGAGCTATGTTCTCTAACTGCTCATAAGACATCTTTTCAGATCTCTCTGTTTCCTTTGTTGTTGGTTGCATCTCTACAACCTTTCCCTTTTGCTCTTCCATTTTAATTTATAATTAAGTTGTTAATACTCTTCAAGGAATTTATGTCCATATCTATTCTTGTATAGAGTCTCCCACTCTTCTATTGAACATTCTCCTATATCAGTGGAGCCACACTCATCACAGTAATCTGAATCCTCCATTCTCGGAATGTTCCTAATATTCAATGATAGACAATGCTTGCAGTATAATACTGGCACTTCATTGTAATCATTAGGCTGATTTTCCGTGTTTAAGTTGCTCATAAATCATCTTCTTTCTTTCATTAATAGTCCTACTGTGATGTCCCTTTCTCTTACAAGTATTAGCCTTGTTATTGAAAGGTCTCTTAGGGAAGATAATACCATCAAGAGATACATGACCTCTTCTGATTGCTCTCCTTACAGACTTGAACTTGCTTACTGCTTCATAAGTTCTTAGGTGAAGAATACCTTTTCCATAGAAATCTCCCACAATATCTACTCTATTCTTCTCCATATAATCCTTGAACTCCTCTTCACTCATCAAGGGTCTTTCTATTGTCTTCTGCTCTTCCATTTCCATAATGTTTTTATCTAAAGTAGATTAATACAAACTGACCATTTTCTTTAAGTAGAGAAACTATATCCTCTCTCTTAATTCCTTCCTCATTGGCTGACCTTACAATACCTCTGATTGTAGTATCAGTTAATGCAGTCATAACTTGATGAGCCTCTGAACCATTGGTCTTTTTGGTCCTTGTCATCTTTGCCTTTTCTATCTCTTCCATATTATCTAAATTAGTTGCGGAGAAGTGAATCGAACACTTGGAGTCCAGCTTATGAGACTGGATTGAATACCAATTCTCTCCGCGATGTTAGAGTGGGATAACAGACTTGAACTGTCAAATTAACCTTGGAAGGGTTACATGTTACCATTACACTAATCCCACATTGAGTAGATAATCAGACTTGAACTGATCCCTTGACATTGGCAATGTCATATGCTACTGCTAACACCATATCTACAAGAGCCTAAGATTTGGGTAACTGGTACTTAGGCATTGCAAGTATCACCTTAACTTGCACCCTCAATCACCTACACCTCATTAAGCTTTTTTAATTTCAGTGGCGCAGGTCAGCTCCTGCCGAGGTTTATCTAGTAGCATTGAGTGTTACTCTCTCACTGTAGATAAGACAGCTTTTAGTAACTTGTGAGTCCCCTAAAGGATTTGAACCTTCTCTTCTTGTTTACAAGACAAGCTTGCTAACCATTAACACTAAGGGGACAGTGTCTTAATATGGTCTTATATCACATAAGTGGAATAAGTAGTCATACTTATTGATATTCTGAATAAAGGTCTCACACTCAGATGCTATACCTTTATAAGTAGTCTCTTGAGGAATCTTATCATAAAATGCAATAGTAGCAGACTTAACTTCACTTATAAAGTCAAAAGCATTCAGTGCATCACTTGGAGTTCCCTTGATAGCATTAGGTTGCATTTTACCAAGTATTCCCATATATCCTTCTGCAAGACCATCCTGATAGTCTGACAATATATCAAGGAACTCATCAAGATATACATGGATATTTTTCTTAGGTGCTGCCCAATGCAAGTTCTTACACTTAGTTTTCCAACCTTCAAGTTGATTTAAGAAGTTAATAAAGAACTGAGAACCAGATACTTCCGTACTTCTGCTTGATTCCATTGGAGTAAATAGGCTATCTTCTTCAAACATATTCTCTTATTTTGATGTTGCAAAGTTAAGCAAAATAATTGGAACTACCAAATATTTTCCTAACTATTTTCAAATTATTTTTAGTACCCTCTAAGAGACTCGAACTCTTACACTACTATTACTTCATACTGGAGCCTAAATCCAGCGTGTCTACCAAATTCCACCAAGAGGGCATTATATATAGCTGGTGTTCAAAGAATCGAACTTTATTCTCAGGTTTTTCAGACCTACGCAATGTAACCATACCTGCCCAACACCCATAATGACTTATTTAGGTCTCTTCCCCTATCACTTTCCATAAGTCAAGGACAAAAAAAAATTTCTATTGAAGTGGGGCAGAAAGGAATCGAACCTTAAATAGCCTATGGCAGCAGATTTACAGTCTGCTTTAATTCACCACATTAAAGCTACCCCTAATTAGTTTACTTCCAAATGAAGGGTTATTCCGGTATTGGAATAGACCCTGTAGGAGTCATCATCTGACTCTTAGCAATGATTCTTACATAAACATTACCAGCTTTCTTAATAAAATCAAGAACTCTTCTCATAACTGTAAAATTTGGAGTTAAACAATTATGTTTCCCCACTAGGAGTCGAACCTAGTTCCAGAGATTAAAGGTCTCTAGCATTACCACCAATGCTTTAGGGAAATGAGTGTTCCCACTGGGACTTGAACCTTGAGTCCACAGTTTAAGAGACTGTTGCTTTAACCAATTCAGCTATAGGAACATTAGTACTCACTAATGGACTTGAACCATTGACCTTGAATGTATAAGATTCCTGCTCTAACCTACTGAGCTAAGTGAGTATATTAAGGCATTAACCTAGTTCTGATGAGTAGACTCGAACTACTAACTACTGCCTTATGAGAGCAGCCTTCTACCATTGAAGTACATCAGAATATAGTTGGCACACAAGGAATTGAACCTTGATTACTACCTTATCAGAGTAGCTTCCTGACCATTAGAAGATGTGCCAATAATGCAGATTCTAAAGGAATCGAACCCATAACTCTTCTTTTGGAGAGAAGTGTTTTGCCAATTAAACTAAGAACCTAGAATTTGCGGGGATAAAAAGAATCGAACTTTTATCTCTTGGTTAACAGCCAAGTGCATAGACCTTCCAGCTATATTCCCATTAGTTGCTCCTATAGGACTCGAACCTATGACCTTTTCCTTGTAAGGGAACTATTCTGAACCACTGAACTAAGGAGCATTGATAGGGCAGTTTCTTTAACCTCTAACTGCCCAAAAGAGGGTTCAAGCAAAAGCTCAACATTATGAAAACATGAAAACATGAAAACATGAAAACATAGTGTGGACCTTGTGAGATTTGAACTCCTCTAAAACATTGCAAATGTCTTGTGCTAACCTGATTACACTACAAAGCCCATTCAAGTATGGGTACTTGGACTCGAACCAAGGACAACTGGCTCCCAAAGCCAGCATTCTACCTACTGAATTACACCCATATATTGCGGAGAGCAGTGTACTCGAAACACATACATTTTATTGTACTCACCCTTTAGCAGAGGGGATTGCTACCTCAGCAATTTACTCTCCATATTGCTCTTATCAAATAAGTAATCTCTATAATCTCTTTGATTTGTAGCTGTTTTGACCACTCTAAATGGATATGTAAATGATATTGAAGATTTATTACTTATTTCACTGAATGGTACTATTAATAATAAATCCAATACACTATGATACAGTACAAAATAATCTACCTCCTTATCAGTATAATTATGTACTTTATATCTGTTTCCAGTGGTTACTACTATTGACCTAAGGTTCCAAGTTATTATGGATTGCTCACTTATAGCAGCAGTAGTTTTACATTGTATCTTGTTTAGTTTACCATTAAATTCAGCTATTAAGTCTGCTGATTCATTGTCACCAAATGGTATATAAACAGGGATACCTAATTCTACAAATTTAGCTAAAGCTTTAGCTTCTCCTATATTACCTATTCTTTTGCTATTCATGCGGAAAGATGAGGTCCCGACCCCCAAACATTTTACTGTTCCCTTAGTTTTCAAGACTAGGCTGAATCCCATTCAGTTACCTTTCCATTTGCCTAATCACCGCTGTGATATAGGACTTTCTTATAAACGGGGCAGGTTATGAGGGAATTGAACCCTAGCCTTCACATTGACAATGTGATATGCAGACCACTACACCACATAATCTATTAGTAGGGAAGTAAGGATTTGAACCTTAGCCTTGAAAGGGCTATGACCTAACCCATAGTCTACATCCCCATAACAAGTACCCCCTATAGGAATTGAACCTATATTCTAAGTTTAGAAGACTCATGTACTATCCATTGTACTAAGAGGGCATCTTCTTGTTGTCTTGGCAGGACTCGAACCTACAATGTGGGGACCAAAGACCCATATGTTACCTTTACACCACAAGACAAAATAAAGAAAAAGAAGTACTACCTTTATGTTAGAAATACGCAAGTATGAACAGATTATCAAGAAAAAAAAAGGTAGTACTTCTTTAATCCTAAAACACATTTCTTATCTTCTTCTCTTTGACACTGCAAAGATAAGTATTATTTTTCACATATCCAAATATTACCAGCTCTTTTTTTTTATTATAGCAATTTTCCACTAGAAGGTAAGAAAATAAGCTGGTTAGGTATCTACCTAAGAGATACTCTTGTCTATACCTACTAATCTGTCAGCCCACTTCTCAGTATAGAAGCTGTAGTAATCCCACTTAAACCCTGCTCTACTACATATAGAATGTATTATATTATGTAGTAATGAAGGTGCTCCAATTACTATCAAATATAAAGGACCCAATATATCTGATTGCTTACTGTGGCCACACTCATGCTTAATTGTCCTTTCTGAAGACATGGGGTTTACAAATAGGTAATCCCCCAAAGACATAGCTGAAGGTAATACACTATTTACTATAATGGTATTGCCATCTGCTTCACCTTCCCTGTATGCTTCATTACATAGTACACCTTCAATGCACAAAGCCAGCATGTTTTGTGGTAACTGCCACAACCACTTGATACTTTCTTTTATCTTAATCATCTTATCTATATAAACCCATTTCTCCTTATTCCAACAGAATCTAGAATTATCAATATTTTCTTAAAATATAAAGAGACCCTGCCAGCATTATGGCTTGCATCCCTATAATCAGTCTTTTACCCCGTTTATATATTATTAGTTCTCACTCTATGTTATCTCTGTAGTCTTTTACACCACCCTTGAAGACTTGGCCTAAAGCTCGGCTAAATACTTATTTGTAATCCTCTTCAAGTGGGGCACTTGCCTGTAGCCTTCTTAGTATCCTTTACTTTCCTAAGCTGCTGTGCCCAAGTAAACTCCTGATTATAGGGGGTCATCTATGCTTTTAAGAGTTGATGATTCTCTATCCTGAAGTACTTGCTACTCCAACACGACTACAAAGGTAAGTAAAAAATCTGATATATGCAAATATATAAATGAAAAATTTACTGCACAGAAAATAATTTTTTTTTTCTAATTTTTTTTTCTCTAATTTTTTTCTAATTTTTCTCTAATTTTTTTTTCTATTATATTTCTAGGAGTGGGGTATAATAACCTCATCACTCCCCCATAGTTTTTGAGATTGGGATATACCCCCGTGGAGTTGAAATGATACATTACTCCTCCTTATTATTTGATTACTAACATTAAAAACTTATTAAAATGAAGAAAGGTTTATTGCTTATCATTCTTTGTGTTCTCATTGTCTTGGATATAGGATTTACCTTTGGCATCTGGTACTCTGACATTAATAAAGTACAACCTTACAGAGACTATTATAATGCTACTGAATCATTCCTTGATACATTAGAACACTATGATAACTGGGTTGATAGATTTGACCCTTATGAGTATTATGAGGCTAAGGAAAACCTTAAATAACTCATTACTTCTCCTTATTATTTGAACTTATTATTAACTTTGAACCTTTTGGTGCTTAGGTCAACCATACATATATTATGAATATCTTTAGTTCTTTGAGAGTTTATGCAGGTAAATGGGAAGTTAAATCCACTAGAGAGTTTACTGAAGAGGAAATTAAGGCTGTAGTTCAGGCTGTTGTTGTACCTTCTCAGTATGGTAATTCTGTTCAATTCACTATGGTTGGTGGTGGATTGACCTATATTCCACTAGACCAGAATAGTACTCTTGGCTCTGGTGAATTGGTTGATTTAACTAAGGCTAAACTTGTGACTTTAGGTAAGTCAGGTGAGAGTGATATTTATAGGGTAAGTATCTAATACTTGCCTTATAAATTATAAAGGTGAGGGTCTTCCCTCACTTTTATTTTTATCCTATCTGGTTTCAGCAAGGTATTGCAAAAGCAATATATTAAGGTAGAAGTAATATATTAAGGTAGAAGTAATATTATGGTGATAGAGATAATCAAGACTATTATTATCCTCTTCAAGACAATGATTATATTGTATAAAGAATGGCAAGGTAGAAGCAATATTATTATCTCATAACTATTATCTCAAAACTCTATTACAGCAATATATTATCAACATGGCTCATTACTCCTCCTTTGTCCTTGACACACTGAGGTTAGTTATCAGTTATATCATATCATATATGTGATATTAGTATATCTCATTACTCCTCCTGTGCCTTTGCAACTCCACAATAGTTGCATTTTAGCATTTATCATTTAGCATTTATCATTTAACAGGTGTGCCAGATACCAAAATAAATCCAAAGGGCATTGGTAAGTTTGTATGAACATTTTCTCAACTCTCAGAAATTATGCAGGAAAATGGAGTATTAAATCTTCACGAGCATTTACTCAGGAAGAAATTCAGGCAGTAGAGTCTGCAACAGTAGTACCATCACAATATGGCAACTCAGTTTGCTTTATGATGGTAGGAGGAGGACAGACTTATATTCCTCTTGCTAATGATGCTACTGTAGGAGTTGGAGAATCTATTGATTTGACCAAGGCTAAACTTCTCACATTGGAGAAGGGAGGTGAGTCAGATATTAATAGAGTTTCTATCTAATAACTGAAAGAGGATTATAAGGTAGGGGACAACCATAATTTCCTACCTTATACCTTCTCCTTGTTCAACAACATATATAATTTTACAGCTGTATCTACTGGACACTATATTAGCAATACATATAATTTGTACTTTAGTAATACTGGCAGTAGCAATAATTTATGAATGTAAAAACTAGAAATATACCTAAAAAACAATCAAATATGACTACAGATAAACAGAAAGCTGCTGTTCACTTTTGTGAAAAGTGGCTTAATGTCACATACAATGGTGATATTAACAATTTCCAACAAGTAAGTAATTTTCTCTCAGAATATTTAGAGGATGCCAAACTAACTTATGAGGAAATTGCATGTGAGTATGAATCCTATTTATGGGACTTAATGGACTAAGTTATGGCAAGATATAGAGTAAATCCTAATGCAATATGTAGTTCAAAGAATTACAAGCAATCAAAGAAATTACACATGGATATGTTAAAGAGAAATCATGAAGTATTCATGGAAATGGTAATAAAGGGAGAAATAGTTATCAAGAGACAGGCATATATTAAGGTATTTGGTAACTTGATAGCTATTACTCCAAGTGAAGTAGTAAGATTTGAAAAGGAGATGACTATAATATGGAAGTAATACTATTATAGTGGCTTTGGTATTCCATGTCATAATCCTCTACATTATATTTGATTACTGTAACAAATCTTAAATAAATATACAATGACAATTAGAGAGTTATACATCTTTGCTCAGTCTCATGCTCTTCTTGACAAGAGTGTGGGACTGGTCATTGATGAATATATAAAGCACATCTCTGTGCATAATAATACCTTAGCTCATAGCAACATTATGAATAATCAAGGCAGTGAGTTTATGAGTAAGTCTGACATAGACTATGAGAATAAGGTAGAGTTTAGTACAGAAGATGTGCTTGAATTATTTTCAACTTAACAAGCAATTAAACAAAAATGAACAAATTTAAGTTTATAATCAAAGGCATATTGTTATGGACAACAGGCTTTGTGACTATACTCTTTGTAGCAGGAGTAGATAGCATCTATGACAATGGATATTTCTTTCAGACTCTTATAGCTGTTGTAGTGATGATATTCTGTTGCTATAAGCTAATCTCAGAGGAAGAGTTTGAAGTATTGTCTTTATACAGATGGTTTAACAAAATAATAGGAAAAGTAATTTAGTTATTTTTAGGTAAAGGATTTTTAGTTCGGGTGACATATTGTCACTACAGGTCAGAGGTTCGTGAGAATATCTGACCTTTTATGATGTCTCCATGGCTCAATTGGATAGAGCAACAGACTTCTAAACAGACTTCTAAACAGACTTCTAATCTGTAGGTTGTGAGTTCGAGTCTCACTGGAGATACAATGGTGGATTTAGCTCACTATTTCTACTAAGCAGTTGAACCTGAAGAAAAGCAAAATGTGATGCTTATAGGAAAGCTATAACCACTTGTGATGCAATGACCAAATGTGGGGATATAAAGAAGGGTTACGTGACTTTGAATACAAGAGTTTCAAGATGAAAAGCTGTATGACTTTGTTAGGACATTCTTTCAATATGAAATGAATTCATTATATTTATACTAGATTAGTATATAAAACACTATATCATGTTACAGAACAAAATGAATAATTAAATTATCAAATGAGTACACTTAGAAAATGGACTGAGGATGAAGAGAAAGTAGTCATCAGTAAAATTGAGGAAAATCCTAATAACTTGCAAAAAGCATTTAGGGAAGCATCACTTGAAATTGGCAGATCTCTTGCTGCTATTGGATATAGATGGTATCAAGGAGGACTAAGAGAGAGTAGTGGTAAGCTCTTTATGACTTATGGGAGAAAAGGAACACTCAACAGCAACAGAAAGAATGTGTCAAGTAATACTTCTGACAATACTATAAGGACAGGAAAAAGTAAGTGGAGAAGAGTACTTGATATATTATTTGAATAAACAAAATAATAATCTGAAGAAGATTAATAAACATGAGTGAAATCAAGTTAAGTCTGAGTATTGAGCTTCGAGGAAGCACAATGTTCAGCAAGGAGGAGTGCCTTAAAACAACTCACAAAGTGATTGAGAAGAAGACCAAAGCTGGTAAAATCTATAAGAAAACCATTGAGGTAAAAGTAGAGGATTGGGACAAGATGGAGAAGCACTCTATAAGAGTGACTGACAACAATAGTACCAACCCAGAGATTATCACTTTCCATACAAGAAAGTGTAAATCAGCTACACAGTCCCTGAACATAAGTAAGGAGGCTTATGAGTACATGATTAGCAAGGATTCTTGTCCTTCATGGTCTAAGCCTGGCAAGTGGGCTGCAATGAGTGAAAAGGAAAGACTTGAAGCTCATTTGCAGAGAACAGTAAAACATCTTGGAGGTGTATCATATACCTATCAAGTGTTTGAGGACTAACTGGACATGTTCTCATAGTAAGGGCAGGGGTACTAATAATACCCTTGTCCTTCTTTTCTTTTCTTTTTTTTTTATTTTTTTACAACCCCTGAATAAGCAGGATAAAACTAAGAGACTATGGGATATGTTCCTAAATTTATACATCTTGACCATTTCATTAGTGTAGAATATCCATTTGGTGTCCATTGGAAGCATAGCTACATACAACAGAGTGCAAAAGCAATCTTCAATACATATAAAGAGGACATTGAGGAAGGTACAAGCATAACCTTTGTAGTAAGAGGTACATCAGGAGCTATGATTGCAGGTGCTATGCTTAATGAGTTACACAACATTAACCCAACTACTAAGACCTACATCCTGATTGTCAGGAAGGAAGAAGATACAAGTGCTCATTGTTCTTCATTAAAAGGAATTGATGAGGTTGGTACTACAAGGTTCATAGTTGTGGATGACTTTATATCATCAGGTGGTACTATTAGGGCAATTATACATGATTTAGATAGGTACTTTGAGGTAATTCCTCATCCTACTAACAAGTATGATATGCTCTGTGTAGGTAACTTCATTGATGCAAAGGCATTAAAGAAAAACTCATGTGATAACTATATGAAATGGAAAGAAATTTGTTCAAGATTTGAGTATGTAATATGTTATCCTAAACCAGAATAATATGATGGTATATAATGTATTACTCCTCATTGCTTTATGTGTTTGGGTTATTATAATGTACAATAGGTATCTTCCCAGAATTGATATAGTCATATCAAGGAATAAATACATTGTGCTATTATGGTATAACAAATGGTATTGGAGTGGGGAGTGTAAGAGAACTTACATAAAACTGTTTGAAGTATGATAGAGTTTACCCTTAATGGAAAGAAACCAAGAGGGACTAAGAAATATCCAAGAAAGAGAATATTTATGAAAGCTGAAGTAGTAGCAAAGTTTGCTGTATGGTTTGTAATCTTCATTATCCTAATAACCTTAGGACTTGAAATGATTTCAGCACCTAATACCATTGAGAATGTGATAGGATTCTTTATGGTAGTGGCAACATTATATCTATCAGTCAGAACAAAGTGTTTAACAGTAATTAAATTAGAAAGAAAACATGAAAAGTAAATTGATTTTGGGACTTCTGTCCTTGTTTATGGTGTTCTCAATGACATCATGTATGGAGAAGGTAGATGCAGGTTGTGAAGGCATCAAGGTGAATTTGTATGGCAGTGATAAGGGAGTGGATGATGCTTCTTTGGTAACTGGTATTGTATGGTACAATCCTTGGACCACCACAGTATATGAGTATCCTACTTATGTACAGACCATTGACTATGAGCCATTTACAATCAATGCAAAGGATGGTTCAGAGTTCACTGTAGACCCTACTGTATCATTGAAGATTATTGATGGTAAATCACCTGCTGTCTTTAAGAAGTACAGAAAAGAGTTGAATGAGGTAATCAGAGGTACTCTGTATAACTATGTAAAGGATGCCTTTAGAATCCAGCTCAATAAGTTTACTACTGATGACATTGTAAGTAAAAGGGATAGTATTGAGAATGCTATTGAAAGGTATTTGACTCAGGCACTTGCTAAAGAGAACTTTCAATTAGAACAACTCACTTCAGGTCTCAAATACCCTCAGACCATTGTAGAGTCAGTAAATGCCAAGAATAAAGCTATCCAACAGGCTATGCAGGTGGAGAATGAGGTTAAAGTGGCAGAAGCTCAGGCTAAGAAACTTATTGTAGCTGCTGAGGCAGAGAAGAAAGCCAATGAGTTGAGGCAACAGGCTCTTACTCCTGCAATTCTTGAGAAGATGTGGATTGAGAAATGGGATGGGACTGTACCAACAGTAATCACTGGTGGGAATACTTCTACATTTTTGGATTTAAGTAAAAAAGGAATTAATTAAAAATCCACCGTAATATGGAAGAAGAATTGAAAGATGGTGATGATTATCTAAACTTACTTAAAGAAATTAGATATGCTGAAGATTCTGAGTATATTCGTAAACTTAAGGGATTAATTAAAAAATCCACCATAATATGGAAGAAGGATTGAAAGATATTGCTAACTTTGAAGGATTATATCAAGTTAGTAATTTAGGTAGGGTAAAAAGCTTACCCAATGGATTTAATAATTCAAACATAACCAATTGTTGTAGAGGAAGGTATAAAAGTATGTATGGATATAAGTGGAAATATAAACAATGACAAGAGAAGAAGTGAATAGCTTGGCTTTGTCTAAGATAGACAAAGCTAAGTATCTTATCTTAGAGCTTATTACTGGGATGGGGAAGACCAAAGTAGCAATAGACCTCATTAATCATATATGTGATAGGGTATTCAGAAATGATGAAAGCCCTACAAGTATCCTGATACTTGTATCTAAGACTGTGCATAAGCAGACTTGGAAGGATGAGATTGAGAAATGGGGAGGTATCAAGTCTGACTATATTACCATTGAATGCTATGAGTCACTAAAGAACTATGAGAACTCATACTTTGATGTAGTAGTGGCAGATGAGATGCAGCATTTGTCAGAAGCAAGAATTGATGTATTGGAGACTATCCATATCAATGAGTCTTTCATTGGATTGTCTGCCACTATTAAGAGAGACATGAGGGATTATTTCATTTACAACCACAAGGCTGAGGTCATTAAGTGTGGTCTCAAGGAAGCTGTAGAAGATGAAGTACTACCTGAGCCTACAGTATATCTACTGCCTTTGACTTTGGACACTACTAATTATACCTATAAGGTTAAGAAGTTTGGTCGTGATATAATCACCACTCAGAAAGGTTGCTATGATAGTATCTCTTCACTTATAGAGTGGTACAAGAATAAGTACTTTAACTCAAGAAATGAGAGGATAAAGAACTTATGGCTTTCAACAGCAGGCAAAAGATTGAAATGGTGTGCTGAACAGAAGGAAGCCCTTGTACTATCTCTTCTTGACAAGTTCGGGAATTACAAGACTTTGACTTTCTGTAGTAGTATTGAACAGTCAGAGAGGTTAGGTAAATACAATATCACCTCAAAGAATAAGGCTTCAGTGAAGAACCTTGAAATGTTTAATCTTAACAAGATTAAGCATATTACTGCCTGTAACATACTCAATGAAGGTGTGAACTTGACTAATTGTAGGATAGGTATATTCTGCAACTTAAATAGTTCGGAGATTGTAGTAAAGCAAAGAGTTGGTAGAATACTTAGACACAAATCTCCTATTATCATTATACCTTATTTCAAGGATACAAGGGAAGAAGAACTTGTGCAGAAGATGATAGAGGAGTATTCAGAAGAGTCTATAGTCACTATTAATAATATAAATGAAATAGCATTATGAAAACTAGAGTTAGAACAACATCCAAATTTATTGTAAAGCCAGAAAACAAAGTGGTTGTATGTAACATGTCAGTTGATATGCAACTTTTTGATTCTAAGTTATGGAATCATATAGACCCTGCTTGGTGGGCAACCAAAGCTCCTATGGTAAATGACTTTGGAGGGTTCATAGTGACAGCTAAGGCAAGATGCAACTCTGATGATACCTTTGATGAGGCTACTGGCAAGAAAATTGCTGAATCAAGAGCTAAATCCAAGGCATTCAAGACTGCTAAGAATGTGTGGGACTGCATTGCAAAAGGCTTTGTAGAAAATGCTAAAATGGCAGAGGTAATGACTAAAAACTGTGCAGCAGTAGAGGAAATTGAAGTTAATCATGTGAAAAAGCTATCAGAATGAATTATGTAATCAATGAAGATATTTGTAAGAAGAAAGGCATGGATTTACCTTCTCTTCTTGCAGTATTGCTTGTTAAGACTGGAGTAAACATTACTGAGCTGTTTAATGACTTGGTTAATAAAGAGGTACTGGTAAAAGATATGTTCTCTGAAGGTTTCCTAGTTACTCAAAGGTGGGATAGTACATGCTCTGATATATTACTTAGTGCTGATACTTCTGTACCATCAGATGAGCGACTATTACCTCTAGTAGATACTCTTATGTCTATCTTCCCATCAGGCAAGAAAGAAGGTACATCTTTGTATTGGAAAGGCAATAGAAAAGACAATAAAGAGAGGCTTCAAAAGTTCTTCAAGTTGTATGGTAATAAGTACTCTGATGAGCAGATTATACATGCAGCCAAGAAATATGTGGAATCCTTCAATGGACAGTATACTTATATGAGAGCACTTAAATACTTTATATGGAAGGATGAAAAGAAAATGGGAAGTGATGGTAGAAAGTACATTGAAGAGGTATCAGACCTTGCTTCTTACATAGAGAATGCTGGTCAGGAAGATGATTTGAAGAGAGATTGGACTTCTACAATTAACTGATTATGAGTAGATTTAAGCAAGTAATGGGAAATCTGAGGTTAAGGAGGGAGAGAGTTCTTAATGGACTTTATAATTGTATTCCTTTCCCTTTTCCAAGATTTAGAGCATGGGTTCCAGGCATTGAAACTGCTAAGTTCATAGTGGTGACTGCCAATCAAAAGGTAGGTAAATCAAAGTTCTGTGATTACCTATTTGTATATGAACCATTGTTCTTTATATTGGAGCATCCTGAGATGAGAGTTAAGGTTCTTTACTTTACTTTGGAGATGAGTCCAGAGGAAAAGTACAATGAGTTCTTGTGTCATCTATTGTTTAGATTGGATGGGATAGAGATATCTCCTACTGAACTGAAAAGTACAGATAGAGACCATCCTATTGATGAGAAGATTCTTGAATTACTTGAATCTGATAAGTATCAGAGATATATCAAGGCATTCGAGGATATGGTCGAGTATATTGATGGCCAAAGGAATCCTACAGGAATCAATAAGTACTGTAGAGACTATGCCTTAGCTCATGGACATCTTAACTTCAAGAAAGGTAAGAGGAAAGACCCTATCACAGATAAAATCATAGATGCAGATGTGGTAGACAATGACAATCCTTATACCCCAGATGACCCAGAGGAGAGGAGGATAATCATCATAGATAATGCCTCGAATCTATCTCTTGAAAGTGGATTAAAGAAGATGGAAACTATTGATAAGATGAGCAAGTATGGTATTACTCTCAGGAATCAATTGAAATTCATCTTTGTATTGATTCAGCATCAAGCACAGGCTCAAGAGGGTATTGAGAACCAAAAGCTGAATAAGCTTAAACCATCTTCTGATGGTCTTGCAGATTGTAAGACTACTACCAGAGATGCCAATATGGTTATAGGTCTCTATAGTCCATTCAAGTATGGACTAAGAGAGTATGAAGGATATGATATAACCAAGTTCAGGAACCATATAAGGTTCATGGAGGTGATTGAAGATAGAGACTATGGAGCAAATGGTCAAATCTGTCCTTTATTCTTTGATGGTGCGGTGAGTACATTTTATGAACTCCCAAGACCTGATGATAGAGAAGCATTACAGAGAGTATATAACTATATGGAATCAAGGAAAAGCAAAACTGCTAAGACTTTCTTTAGTTATGGAATAAATAAAATGAATAGAAAGTTGCACAGGTGGAAAATATTTCATAAGTTTGCAACCCTTTTCAAGTAAAAGTAACATTATAAAACAAAAACAATGGCAAATGCAGTAATCCTTTTAGGAAAAAGTGGAACAGGAAAAAGTTCTAGTATTAAGGGGTTAGACCCTAAAGAAACTGTAATATTAAATGTTTTAGGTAAAAAATTACCTTTTAAAGGTAGTAGTAGTCTATATAATAAAGAAAATAAGAATCTATTCAGGATAGATGATTATACACAGGCTATTAATATGCTTCAAGGTATAGATAAGAATGCTTCCTATGTTCATAATATCATTATAGATGATGCTATCTATATTATGAGGAAGGAATATTTCAAGAGGGCCAAAGAGACTGGATATGGTAAATATACAGAGTTGGCTATGCACTTTCAACAGATTATTTCTACTATAGAATCTATGAGAGAGGATATTAATGTGTTCTTAATTCTTCATAGTGAGGATGTCCAGAGTGATAAGACTACTGTAGGATATAAGGTTAGTACAATTGGCCAACTGATTGATAATCAATATAATCCTGTAGAGGTTGTACCTATGGTGCTGTATTCATCTATTAAATATGATGATAAAGGCGCAGCTACTTATGGCTTTTATACTCACAGATTCATGGATGGTATGGTAGAAATTCCTGCTAAGTCTCCTGCTGATATGTTTATGGAGGACTTTATTCCTAATGATTTAGGAGTAGTAGTGAAAGCTATGAAGGAATATTATGGATAGGGAAAAGACAATAGAGCTTGGTAATCAAGTATATAATATTACCCCATTTAATATAAATAGCCAATTTAAGAGAAATAATTATGAATAAGACATTAACAGTAAGACAGTTTGCAGGTGTAAAAAGAATTGCACAGAATGTTAATCCTTTGGTAGTGAAGAAGAATAAGATTGCTGCCAAGATTGATGAACTCAATGCAGAGTATAATGCCCTGACTGAGGAGATTGAGGGACATGAGATGGGTGTCAAGGCTTTGACAGGTGGTCTCACAAGTGAAGACTTGGTTGTCAAGAAGGTAGAAGATACTGGTAAGGTTGATAAGGATGGTAAGCCTGTAAAGGTTACTAAGTATGAACCTAAGGCTGGTGTAGTAGTGTTCAATGAGGAGGCTAATGTATATGAAATTCATGTAGAGGAGCCTGCTATTGACAATGTTGCTCCTGAGACAGTAGATGATGCCGAGAAGGCACCTGAAGTAGAGGTCAAGGCAGAGGGAGATTCTCCCTTTCCTAACAATCTCCCTTACTAAGTTCATTAAGAACAAGCAATAAAATAACAAGAAGTAAAATTAAATAAATTGAATAGAAATGAATAAAAATATTAATTTTAGTTTTATGGCTTTTGGTAAAGCAGTAGAGAGTAAAGAAGGTGGAAGTATTAAGAGGTATATTGGTGCTTCTCCTATATATGTTTTAGCAGTTAATCCCACAAAAGAAGAAAGAAATAAACTGTTGAATGCAGAAATAGACTCTGAGCCTGAATATCTGAGAGAAAGAGAGGTAGATGATAAGAATGTACCTCAAGTTATGGTTACTTTCTATGTCAAACCAGATGTAGAGGGAGATATAATTATTCCTATGACTTTCTTTGTAGATAAATCCTATAGGTATAATAGAGACAAAACTAAGGTACAAGTAATTGATAAATATGGTTATAGTGCTTGGGCTACCCCAGAGGACCTGAAAAATAAAGCGACTCTTAAAAGTAGCACTGGTAAAGCCCTTAGAATTACTACTGAATACAGGCCTGCCTATAATGGAGAAATACAACTTATTGAATTTATTAAGAGCTATCTTAATTTTGATGAAGCACTTTCCTATGTTAATGGTGAATGGGTTAAGAACCCCAAAGTAGCTAACATGGAGGAGTGTGAATGTTCCCTTGATATGGATAAGCTGTTTAAGGGAGATTTCTCTGAACTTAATGAAGTTCCTAAGCTTATGCCTAAGAATAAAGTCAAGGTGATGTTTGGAGTAAGAACTACTGAGGATGGAAAACAATATCAGGTAGTATATACTAACAAAGTACTTAGAAATGGAGCAAGAGATTACAGTGAAATAGATAAGGACTTACAAGAAAGAAAGAATGCCGGAGCATTCTCTAATGTGGAGTATGATATTAAACCCTTTAGAGAATATACTGTAGAAGCTACTGACTTCAATAACTCAGACTCAAGTGACATGCCTTTCCCTAAGGCAGAAGAGTCTTCTCCTTGGGATTTTGGTAAATAATAACTTTTAAACTAAACAGTTATGGCTATTGGCAAGAGTAATCCTTCTGTGACTTTAGATGATATTCTAAGTAAAACTACAGAAGCAGATATTTTAGCTTATTATCTTGGAGTTACAGAAATTCCCTGTGTAATTCATTCTCCTTTAAGAATAGATAATAAGGCTTCCTTTGGACTTTATTCCAGAGATGGGCATAGAGTCTACTATGTAGACTTTGCAAGTAAGGACAGAGGAAATACTTTTGATATTCTTTGCAAGTTGTGGGGATGCAATTATATAGAAGCTCTTGCCAAGATAGCTCATGATATTTCTAAGTTCAGTACAAAAGACCTAGGTATAAATACTTCAAAGCAACACTTAACTCCTAAGATTTTCAAGCTCAATAATACAGAGCTGCAATGTAAAGTCAGAGATTGGGCACCTCATGATATTGAGTATTGGGCATCCTATGGAATAAGTCTTGACTGGCTGAAGTATGCAGAAGTTTATCCAATATCACATAAGATTGTCATCAAAGATGGTAATAAGTATGTATTTGGAGCTGACAGATATGCCTATGCTTATGTAGAACATAAGGAAGGTAAGGTTACTCTCAAAATCTATCAGCCATTTAACAAAGGTGGTTATAAATGGAGTAATAAACATGACACTTCTGTGGTAAGTCTATGGACTAAAGTACCTGAATATGGAGAGCAAATTTGCATTTGCTCCTCATTGAAAGATGCTTTATGTCTATGGGCTAACACAGGAATACCCTCTCTTGCAATACAGGGTGAGGGATATAGGATGAGTGATACTGCAATTAGTGAACTGAAAAGAAGATATAAACAAGTCTTCATTTGCTTGGATAATGATGAGCCAGGATTGAAAGATGCTCAGAAGTTAGCTGAGGAAACAGGATTTACTAATGTAGTATTGCCACCCTTTAATGAAGGGAAAGATATTTCAGACTTGTATAAGGCTAAGGGCAAAGATGAGTTCCTTAGAATAATCAAGCCTTTATTCAACTCTTCAAGACAAGAGGACAATGATTGGGATGATTTGCCCTTTTGCATAGATTAAATAAAAGAAAAAAAAATTGAATGGGTATGAAGGAATGGAGAGAAATAGATGGATTTCCTAAATAGAAGCAATAACTCTGTAAATAATCTTGAATGGTGTAGTCACAAGTATAATCTGAATTATGGAAACAGGAATAGTAAGCTGTCTAATAGCCTGACTAACAATCCCTTCTTTAGTATCCCAGTCCTTCAATACTCTAAAACAAGAGAATTTTTAAAAGAATTTCCAAGTATAGCAGAAGCAGATACCCAACTTGGCACTGTTAAAAGAAAAACAGCCTATGGTTATATTTGGAAATTCAAAACATTGTGAAACATAAAATATTAAAAAGTTATGCAAAGTCGTAAAATTACAGTCATACAGACTAAGAATCAGAAGAAGAGTGTTATTATGTCAGCAGCCACGACCCTTGCTGAGTTGAAAAGTGACCTGAGAGCCAATGGTATTGACTATAATGGTATGACCTTCTTTGAAGGTACATCAAAGGTTGAATTGAAGAATGATGCTTCAGTTCTGCCACATGATGTTCCTTATAAGGGAATTGTCACCAATGAGTTGGTTTTCATGCTTACTAACACCAACAAGAAAATTAGGTCTGGCGCAATGAGTAGAAAGGAGGCATATGCTGAAATCAAGAGAAGGGGTCTTCAAGATGCTTGCCTTAAGAAGTTTGGCAAAAACTTCACTATATGTAAGACTGCTGACCTTATTGCATTGGCACAGAGCAATGGTGCTTCAAAACCTGCTCCTGTAGCACCTGCAAGTAATGGTGGTGAGTGTGTTGATACTGTAGCAAGAGCTGCTATCAGCAAGTTGGTGGAAATTCTTGAGGACAATGGCACAATTGAATATTATGAGAAGGATGAAGTACTTGACATCCTTGGGGGTGCAGTAGAAGTTGCACCATCTGAGGAGTATAAGCCTAAGTCAGATTCTCCTTACTCTGATGATGAGATTAATGATATGTTTGAAGGAATGAGTATTCATTAATAACAGACAATAGGTAAGAGGGTAGAGATACCCCCCTTATCTATTTTTTTTTATTTTTTTACAGTAATATGAGTGGAGAAACAATTAAATTAATTGAGGAGAAGATAGAAGAACTATATAACTCCTTGATGGACAAGCCACTTCGAGTATTAGGCATATTCAATGATTTCTTTGGAGAGGATAAAGTTGATATGCAAGGATATTGGAGTTTGGACAAGTTCAAATCTTGGATGAATATAGAGCCTTTATCTACTTATATTCCTGATGGTAATATTGTAAGCATGAACATGAATGACTGGAGCATGTATAAAACATGGTCTATTACTGATTTACCTGGAGACCAGGTAGAAAAGGTTGTAAATGTGCTTACAAATACTACAGTAAAGGAAAGAATTGGTAATGCTAAGTTCAATGGCATATTCATACTTGTGCATTTCCCTCATGTAAGAGTGACTAATGAGCATAATAGATTTGTGGATATTAATCACTTATGGGCTAAAGTAAAGGTGTCTTATAATGGTACACTGAATGGAGGATTCACACTTAACAGGTCAGAGTATACCCTGCTTCACATCAGAAGTCATTACATGCACAGTCATATCAGTAGTATCCCTACAGGGGATTTCACCCAATTCCAAAATCCTTGTACAGGCAGTGGTCCTATTAATGGTACTATTAGTGCCCTCAATAGGGATTATGATGAGGATATGTGGAATATGTTCTGCCTTGAACTGAGTAAGTATGTGACTGTAGAATCTATTGCTGGAGTACCTTATAATTGCTTGGAGAAGTTAGGTACCAATGATATGGAAGTAGGTGTAGATAGATTCATTACATATCTGTCTCCTAATTACTATGAAAGTGTCATTACTCCTGATAAATTCAAGGAGTTTGTAAGGTACTTTATTAGCTCTAAGAAACTCAAATTTAATTATGTCAATGGCTCTTATTCTATTGGTATGTCACTCATTGAATTTATTGTACTTATTAGTAATGAGTTTATTAAGTGGTATAATGACCAGTTTAATAAAGAGGAGCTAACTGCCAAGTTTGCAGAATTGAAGAGGAAAGGTATCTTGAAAGAATGTATCATAGATAATGGTAAGATTTACTATGATAGGGACAGGAATAATGTAAATAATTATGCTCAGTATATAGGCAAGAAAGTGTGTGTATTCAAGGGAAGAGAGATAACTGTAGATATTACAGATATTGCAGAAGTAAGGAATGAGAACAAGAGTATAATACTCAATACTCAGACTGCACTGTATATATTAAATATAATTCTTAAAGTGTTAAACTACAGATATGGAAGAAACAAAGCAACCCACGAAAGTAATCAGCTTGGTACAGAAGTCAGGTACTTATAATTATAAGCTGATTATTCCAGCAGAAGTGGAAAGAAAGATAAGGTTTACCTGTCAGAAGGTATGGAATACTGAATGGTCAGGTACATTGTTCTTTACACATGAAGGTTCATTTGAAAATAATGACCTTGTAATAAGATGTGTGGACATTTACATCATGGATATTGGAACTCAAGCCTATACAGAGTTTGATATGAATCCTGATGTGATAGCCTATATGTGTGAGAATCCTGAGCTACTTGATTGCCAAATGGGTCTTATACATTCCCATAACAATATGAGTACTTTCTTTAGTGGGACAGATACTGCTACTCTGAAGGAGGAAGGTAGGGATAGAAATAACTTTGTATCTCTCATTGTGAATAATGCAGGTACTTATACTGCTGCAATTACAAGGAGGGTTAAATCAAAGCAGGTCAAAGAATCTATGTCTTATGAGTTCTTTGGTGATGGTGAAAAGCATGATACTAAGGAATATGTAAGCAATGCAGATGAGATTGAATGGTTCTACCTTAAAATAGAGAATGAAAATGAAACATTTTCATTCCCAAACATGGCAGCAAGACTTGAGGAAATCAAGCAAGCTAAAGCAGAAAAGGCAGAAAAAGCCAAGAAAGCTCAGACACCTACATATCAAGGTGGTTATAAACCTGTTATTGCTAATTCCTATGGTACAAAGGCAGGTCCAGCAAATCTTGTCAAGAAGGAAGCTAATAAGCCTAAGGTAGTTCAGCCAACTCTTTTTGATGATATAGATGACTTGCCATTTGAAGAGGAATATGACATACCTTATGGTCAAGTATCATTTGATAAAGTTACTTTGAAGTTTCTTGTACTTCAATTGATTACAGGCAGCATTATTATCTCTAATGATAGTAAGATTGACATTACCAAATGGGCTAAGTCAATGCCTGCATTGTATGAAAAGAGATTTGGTAAGGGTGAAGAAGGCATGAAAAATTTCAAAATGTGGGCAGATACCTATGCAGAATATCTGACATGGTATGTGACAGATGAGAAGTTGGAAGAGCTTGGCTTTGATGAAACAGAAATTTGTGCTATTTGTGCCCATGATATGATAGAGGAGCTTACAAAACTCCCTGAAAATGATTATATCAAAGGGTATATTGATGCACTTCAAAAATATTTAATATTATGAATGAAGAAGTAACAGCCCAAGAAAGCCTTCCTGCAACTTTACAGGAAGCTTATAATTCTTTTATAGAGGACCTCAATGAGAGTGCTATACCTGAATCAGATAATCCTATGGAAAATGATGGTGATAGTATTAGCTCTGGACTTTCAGAAGAAGAACAGGCTATCCTTGACCAAGCTGTAGAGGATGCACATCAGGAAATACCTACAAACTCTGCAACTTTGCTTGTGGATGAAGCTACAAGTAGGTTTAGTTCTGCCATTTGGTATGAGAACATTCAGAAGAAGACTGTCATTTTGGCAGGTGTAGGTGGTATTGGTAGTTATGTAGGCTTCTTATTGGCAAGGATGAAGCCAGCTTCTATGTTTATCTATGATGATGACATAGTAGAAGCTGTCAATATGTCAGGTCAGTTATATGGTCAGTCTGATTTAGGCAGAACTAAAGTATCTGCACTGGCTGAGATGATTAGAAACTATGCTGGCTATAGCAGTGTCTTTGCAATAAATGAGAGATTTACCAATGAATCTGAAGCATCAGACATTATGATTTGTGGCTTTGATAATATGGCAGCAAGAAGACTCTTCTTTAATAAATGGGTAAATCATGTTCAATCCAAACCAGAAGAGGAGAGAAAGAATTGCTTATTTATTGATGGCAGATTAGCAGCAGAAGAGTTTCAGGTATTGTGTATCAAGGGAGATGATGAGTACAACATCAATAGGTACAATAATGAGTTCCTATTCTCTGATGCAGAAGCTGATGAAACTATCTGCTCCTATAAACAAACTACCTTCTGTGCAAATATGATTGCATCTTATATGGTTAATTTGTTTGTAAACTTCTGTGCTAATCAATGTAAGCCTCTCATTGATAGAGACCTGCCATTCCTTACCACATATAATGCAGAAACAATGTATCTTAAAACTGAAGTATAATGGAATTTAACCCAAGATTTGCATATAATGTAATGGGTGTTTTCAATAGCAGTGAGTTGGGTGATCCAGACCAACTTGAAATGAATCTGTCTCTTGATAGTAACAATGTATTTAGAAGAAGCCTTGTCATTGAAGTAAACAATGATGAGGTAGAGATACCTGTGATTGCAAGAGAACACTTTGAAAAGCTGGTCTCAGACAATATGGCTTATTCCACAATTATGGGAATCAAGAGGATAATACTGCCATTATATGATAATGCACCAAGCCGAGAGAGAAGAACCTTTGATAGTATCATAACTCAATTATTTACTAATGTAGGATATGGTAAAAGATTGCAGAAGATAACTACCAATAAGGGTGAAGTGTATTATGGTGGTAAAGGTATCATCTTTGATGAGAGCTACACTCCATTACTATTATGTACATTAACTGCAAGAAGTGTACATACTGAGGATAATGGTAATACTATGGTCTATTACAGACCTGTGTGCCATGTCAGTCCCAAAGTATTCTTAGAGTCTGATAAGTTGATTAATAAAGGTATCATCAAGAAATTGATTCCCTATTATACAAGTATGGATATAAATTTCCCAAGAAACAATTACAGTTTCAGCAGTAATCCAGAGGACAGGAAAGTAAAGGTCATAGTAGATAATTTCAATAAGTTCTTTATAGAACCTATTAAACCTACCCCATCTACCTGCTCTAATGATGCACTGAATGAATGCCTTATTGACAATATTGATGACATAATGATGTTGATATGACATTAGATGAATACTTTGGAGATTGGATGAAGGTAATTGATAGGACAGAGCTTAATAATGTAATGGCTAAGGTTGGGCAAGAATACAGGAGAAAGCCTTTGTGTCCTGCCCAATCTAATGTATTCAGAGCATTCGAGCTTTGTCCTCTCAATGACTTGAAAGTAGTTATGTTAGATCAGGATCCTTATCCACAAAAGGGAGTGGCAACTGGAGTATTATTCGGGAATAGAAAGGAAGTTGATGAGGATAACTTATCTCCTTCATTAAATGTTGTTAAAGAAGCAGCAATCAATTTTGAAGTTCCACATTATTGTATTACCTTTGACAACTCTCTTGAGAGTTGGTCTAAACAAGGAATACTAATGATAAACTCTGCACTCACTGTAGAAATGAATAGGATAGGTTCCCATGTGATGTTGTGGAGACCTTTCATAGCTAAATTGCTAAAGAACTTGTCTGAATATAATACAGCTATAGTATATGTATTGTTTGGCAGACAAGCCCAAACCTTCAAACCTTATATTAATGATAGGTTCAATCATATTATAGAGATTGAACATCCTGCATATTTTGCAAGGAGTGGTACTAAGATGCCACATCAGCTATTTGTTGATATAAGTAATAAGGTAAAAGAGATTTATGGTATGCCTATAAAATGGTACGAAGAGTATTAATATTAAACAAAAAAATGGAAAAGATTTATTTGACAAATGGTAAGGAAGTACAGATTGGAGACACTCTGACTAAAGTATCTAAAGTGAAAGACCCCTTCTTTGGTAAGGGTACTGTAGTTCAGCACATTGTAGTGACTAAGGACATTCTTCCTAAACTCCTTGAGGCTGGCATTGTTACTACTACCAAGCCTGCAAAGTCTGCTGTGGTTGAATCTGAGGTTCCTATGGAGTTGGAGTACTACATTCAGAAGATTGCAGAGAAACTTGGTTGGAAGATTGAGAAGGTCTATAACTACCTTAACAGTGTAGATACTATTCTTCCTGCTGCTGCATTCTCTATAGTACTTAGAGAAGTAGCCATTGAGTTGGACAAGAAGTATGAGGACCATATTGAGAAGAGTCCTGAGATTTATGTAATCTCTATGCTTGATGGTAGAATTACCAAGGCTAATAAGGCTCATATCAAGAACTATAGGAACTTTGCAGCATTCAGGTCTATAAGTGATGCGAAGATTGCCTGCAAAATTACAAGAGACCTTCTTAAGGAAATATTCAAAAGTGGAAAATAAGAAGATTAGGAATGCTACTGTATGTGCTGCTAAGAATATAACTTTCAAAAGTATATTAGAGAAAACATGTTTTACTTGTCTTGAAGAACATGGATTTGCTCCTAAATATGAACCAAAGAAATTCATCCTTTTTCCTTCTTTTGTTCCCATAACTCCCTTTTATGATAAAGAGACTGATACACAACAGAAGAAAAGGGTTGAATCTTTAGGTAGGCAAAGTAGTAAGGAACTTAGACTATGTGATGGGCTAATTCAGCCCATTACATATACTCCTGATATATATGTAAGATATAATAATTTGGACATTTGGATAGAATGTAAAGGATTTACCAATGATGTATTTCCTTATAAGAAAAAAATGTTTAGAAAGCTACTTGATGACATATATAATAGTACAGGACAAAAAAGTATATACTTTGAAGTGTATACTAAGAAGCAGCTCTTACAAGCTATAAATATAATTAGAAATTATGGGAATACTGACTGATATTGAGAGGCTTATATATGCACTTCCCACAAAAGATATTGAATTGGCAAATAAATTCATAAGAGAAAGAGATTTTGAGTTTTTACAAGATTTAGTTAACTCAGCAGTGTATAAAGTTAAAAGGGCTAAGACTATAGGGAATGTAAGCAGCCCTTTAATGTCAGTAGATATTGATAACCTTTTATCTTTAAAGTCTACAGTAGATATATATTGCATGAGACTAGGAATATATGACCTAGAGAAATAATATTTTTTTTTCTTTTTTTTTCTATGAATACAATCAAGAAAAAGCTATCTGATATATCTCTTAATATAACAGAAGAGGAGTATAGAAGGGACTCAGCATTAAGCTATTCAACCCTTGCAAGATATGAGAGGGAGGGATTCAATAACTTGGATAAGTTATTTGACAGGTTAGAAACACCTTCTCTTACCTTTGGTAGTGCTGTAGACAGTATTATCACAGGTGGTCAAGAAGAGTTTGATGAAAGGTTTATGGTTGCTGAGTTTCCTTCTACTCCAGACTCTATTATAAAGATGGTAAAATCTTTGTTCAGTCAGTATGGAGATTCTTATAGGAGTCTTATCACAATTCCTGATGATGCAATCATTAAGGAGACTGAATATCAGAGTTATCAGATGAACTGGAAGCCTGAGACAAGGGCTAAAGTTATCAAGGAGAAAGGAGCTGACTACTATAACCTGTTATTTATAGCAGGCAGTAAGACTATACTTGATACTCAGACCTATCAAGATGTGTGCAGTGCAGTAAGAGCATTGAAAGGGAGCAAATCCACTCAATTCTACTTTGCAGAGGACAATCCATTTGAGCCAGACATTGAAAGATTCTATCAGTTGAAGTTCAAAGGAGAGTTCAATGGTGTAAAGTATAAAAATATGGCTGACTTAATCATAGTCAATCATAAAGAGAAGTGGGTAAAGCCAGTAGATTTGAAAACAAGTTCCCATACAGAGTGGGATTTTTATAAATCCTTTGTAGATTGGAATTATCAAATTCAGGCAAGACTATATTGGGCTATTATAAGGCAGAATATGGATAAGGATGAGTACTTCAAAGACTTCAAGCTGCTTGACTATGATTTCATTGTAGTCAATAGGAGAATCCTTGTCCCATTGGTGTGGACTTGTCCATTTACACAGGCAGCAGGTACATTGAAGTTTGGAAAGAATGACCAAATAGAAATGAGAAGTCCTTTTGTGATAGGAGAAGAGCTTTCTTCTTATCTCACTTCCAGACCAAGAGTTCCTGTGGGTATTAATGAAACTGGTCCTAATGATTTAAGAGAATGGTTAAATACATTGTAATATGCAAGTAGTAAAAAGAGATGGCAGTATAGAGGAATTTAATGTTGATAAGATTATAAGTGCTGTAGAGAAAGCCTTTAAGTCTTGCAACAAGAAAATGCCTCAATATCTGTATGATGTGATAGGTGCCTTGTTTGGCACTTTGGAAGGAGATACTATAGGTATTGAGGAGATACAGAATAAGGTTGAGGATGTTCTTATGAATGACAAACACTTTGATGTAGCAAAGAGTTATATCATTTATAGGGAACAGCATAAGCAGGCAAGATTCATTAGGGGAAGAATTGACTATATGAATGAGTATAGTCAATCTAATGAGAATGCAGCTACTTCATCAGAAACAGATGCCAATGCAAATGTAACTATGAAGAATGTTGCCAACCTTGAGGGTGAAGTATATAAGACTACTAATAGGGTTATTCAGAGGCAAAGAATGAAAGACAAGCTGAATGAAATGTACCCTGAAGTAGCCAAGAAGTATGAAGAGGATTTGAACTCTCATGTCATTTATACACATGATGAAGCAACTACTCCTGTCTTGAAGCAGTATTGTATGGCTGTGAGTCTGTATCCTCTTATGATGGAAGGAGTTGGCAATATTGATGGTATCACTCCAACACCTCCTAATGACCTGCAATCATTCAGTGGTCAAGTAACCAATCTTATCTTCTTGCTATCTTCTCAGTGTAAAGGTGCAGTGGCAGTAGGTGAATACTTTATTGCCCTCAACTATTACATTGTACAGGAATTTGGTCCTAATTGGTATGAAAAGTTGGATGTAGTAACTACTACAGACCATTGCAGTAAGCAGAGGACTGTAAGAGATGCCATATATAAAGCATTCAAACAGTTTATCTATGGTGTAAATCAGCCTGCTGGTAATAGGTCATATCAAAGTCCATTCAGTTGTAGGTGGACTATAAACCCCTTGAATTGCTGGAACCCTAAGTCATAAGATATGGCAATCAGCAGCCAAGACCAATTTATTGGTAAGGTTCAACGACTATTCCTTTATGGAAGTACACTCAAGTGAGTGGAAGCTGGGGGTACTCATTTTTTGAGTAATGATATAGTCTGAACTTATAGGAAACTATAAGAAGTTCATAAGAGAACTGCATAGAATTAACGACTCTATGTGAACATAATGTTACAAATGTATCTTATTATGACCATACTTACTTTGATTCACTATTTGGAGAGTTCTATTATCCTGATGGTACTAAGCCTCAATGGGAAGCAGTAGATTGTCTGCAAAGGCTGTTTATGAAGTTCTTCAATAAGCTGAGAACCAAACAGATTCTTACATTCCCTGTAGAGACAATGGCTATGGTGTATGACCCTAAGACCAATGATATTATAGATAAAGACTATAAGGACTTTACTGCTGAGATGTATGCAGAGGGTCATAGCTTCTTCACCTATATATCAGATAGTGCTGATAGTCTTGCATCATGTTGTAGATTAAGGAATGAACTTGCAGAGAATACCTTCAACCCTACAAGTGGGTTGACTGGTGTTATGACTGGTAGTTGCAATGTAATCACTCTTAATATGAATAGGATTGTGCAGGATTGGTTTAACTCTGTGAAAGGATATGACCTTATAAGTTTGGAGGATTTCAAGCCACATTTGGTGTCTATTCTTGAAAGAGTCTACAAGTATCATATAGCCTTCAAGACCATGTTATATGAAATGGAAGAGAGAGGAATGTTTGCAGCTTCAAATGGAGGATATATCCATATCAGCAAATTATACTCTACCATAGGTATTAATGGCCTGAATGAGGCTGCTAGGTTCTTGGGACTTAAGGTAAGTAACAATGAGGAATATATCAAATTCCTTCAACTTGTACTTGGAACTATTAAAGAACAGAATAAGATACATTCTATACATGATAAAAGCAGGCCATTCCTATTTAATTCTGAGGTAGTACCTGCTGAGGGATTAGGAGGAAAGAATTATAACTGGGATAAGGAAGATGGCTATTGGGTCCCAGAAGATGAGAACCTGTATAACTCATACTTCTATAATGCACATGATGATACCTCAGTGCTTGATAAGTTCATTCTTCATGGAAGACAGACTTACCAATATACTGATGGGGGAAGTGCAGCCCATATCAATCTTGAAGACCATCTCAGCAAGGAGCAGTATCTCAAGCTTATAGCTTTTGCTATAGCTAATGGAACTAACTACTTCACATTTAATATTCCTAATAGTAAGTGTGATACTTGTGATTACATTACCAAGCATCCTATTACTGAATGCCCTAAGTGCCATAGCAAGAACATTACCCAATACACAAGGGTCATAGGGTATCTGAGACCTATAAAGAGCTTTGGTGAAGACAGACAGATAGAGGCAGGAAGGAGAGTATATGGAAAGATGGATTAGTATGGTAGCAGTGGTTCTTGTAGTTCTGAAGCTATGTGGTGTCATTAGTTGGCCATGGTGGCTAATCCTAAGTCCTTTATGGATTCCACTACTATTGTTGGTAGGACTGTATCTTGCAATAATAATTACATCACATGGAAAATTATGTTGAAATATGTAGATACTAAGATAGTTTTTGCAGAGGTACCAAATGAAGTTACTTTAGCCATAAATATCTCTAATTGTCCATGCCATTGTAAGGGCTGCCATAGCCCTTACTTGGCAGAGGACATTGGGGAAATATTGGATGAAGATGCTTTAGAGGAGATGGTACTTGCCAATAAGGGTATTACCTGCATTGCATTTATGGGTGGAGATTCAGACCCTGAGAGCATAAACAGGCTTGCAGAGTTTGTAAAGAAGAAACGTAGCATGGGCTTAAAAGAGTGGAACAATATAAAGGTTGCATGGTATAGTGGCAGGGATATTCAGGCTGATGAAATTGACCTGAAAAACTTTGACTATATCAAACTTGGCCCATATATGGAAGAGTATGGTCCACTTACAAGAAGGGGTACAAATCAGAGGTTCTACTGGGTATGTAAGGCAATACATGAATATCCTGATTTGAAAAAAGAAGAGAGGTATTATACTATAGATATGACAAATGAATTTTGGAAAGATGAGACTAAAGATTAAAGTAAAAGTATTGACTGGAGGATGCATGCCTTCAATTAGTGAAAAGGGAGATTGGATTGATTTGAGGAGTGCTGAAACAGTTGAATTGAGTGCTTCTCAGGCCAACACATTAAAGAGGAGGACTGTTAATGGAGTAGCAGAGGGCCATAGGGAGGTAAAGATACCTGTTTATTATATTCCTCTTGGAGTAGCAATAAAGCTGCCAAAGGGATTTGAGGCTATTATAGCCTCCAGGAGTAGTGCTCCTGATAAATTGAAAGTGTTTATCCCTAATGGAGAGGGTATAGTAGACAACAGTTATAGTGGCAATGCAGATGAGTGGCATTATATATGTTCTCCTATGGAGAATACTACCATTAATAGTGGTGATAGGATATGCCAGTTTAGGATACAGCTTAGTCAGAAAGCTACTATGTGGCAGAAGATTAAATGGCTGCTAAGTTCAGGTATTGAACTTGTGGAAGTAGATGATTTGGGTAATGAAAATAGATCAGGATTTGGCTCAACAGGAATTAAGTAATAATGAAAAAAAAGCATGAAGCATGATATCAGAAATAGTGGGTATATTGCTTGCAGTAATCATCTTAGCTATTATTATTAATGGTGCAGAAGATTACTGTAAACAAAGTAAAAGGGTAAATATGTCTTTCAAAGAGGCAATGGATTTAGTAGATTTGCCAGTTATCACATTTTATAATAATGGCAAAAAGTTTAATTTTCTACTAGATACTGGGGCTACAATATCCATAGTAGACTCAAATATATTAGATAGCCTTACTTGTGAAAAACTGAAAGATGTTGGTACAGTATTTGGTGTTGAAGGTAATAAGGTTCCAGTGTCTTATGTAAGAGCACAATTAGACTATAAAGGGGAAAACTATAAAGAGGATTTTCAAGTTCTAGATATGAGTAATGCCTTTGGTAATATAAAAGAAGAGAGTGGAGTGACACTTTCTGGAATACTAGGAAGTCAATTCTTTCATAAGTACCAATATGTACTAGATTTTAAAGAGTTAATTGCCTATTCTAAGAAATAATGGAAGATATTATAAAACTTAGGTCTGGATACAAAGCTGTAAACTATCTCAAGAAGATGCCTAAGCCTGATGGTTCTGAATCAAAAACTTATGTACTTAAGACTGATGTGCCTACATTAAGAGTTGGTGAAGTGGGAGGTGTATGCCACATACATAAGTTTATTAATTCATCAGAAGGTCCAATAATTATAGAAGGTCAGGAGCTTGAGGAAGCCAAAGCAGTTGTCAAATCTATAGACTTTGTTGAGGGTTATGGATGGACTATAACATTTGAATGATGATATATTTTGTTACTGGTCAGAGAGAACAATTTGAGTTTCCTGATGCTAAGTATAAATGTATTTCTGTAGAAGAGTCTCTTAAAATATTAGAGCCTCTTCGAGTAGTAGGTTTAGATACTGAAACTACAGGTACGGAGATATGGCAGGGTAGATTACTTACTCTTCAACTTGGCAATAAGGAAAATCAAGTTGTAATAGACTGTATGACTATTGATGTCAAGCAGTATAAGGATTATCTTGAAAGTGACAGACTATTCATCATTCATAATGCAAAGTTTGATTTAAGATGGCTGTATAAGGAACATATTGTAGTCAGAAATGTCTATGATACTTATTTAGCTGAGAAGATTCTATTTCTTGGATTTCCACCTGGCATTGTATCTTCGTCCTTGCAGGCTTGTTGTGATAGGTATTTACATATCTATCTTGACAAGACTGTCAGAGGACAGATACATGCAGGTATGACAGAAGAGGTTATAGTTTATGCAGCAAATGATGTTGTGCATCTTGAGGATATTATGAACTTGCAGCTTATTACTATCAATGCAAGAGGTCAAAAAGTGGCACTTGATATTGAGAATGAGTTTGTAAGAGTCCTTGCATATATTGAATATTGTGGCATTAAACTTGACCCTGTTAAGTGGAAGGCTAAGATGGCTAAAGATGCAGAGAGGTTAAGGATTGTTGAGCAGAAACTTAATGATTGGGTAGTAGATTATGTAATGAAAAAGGATGACCCTTCCCTCATTGCAAGAAACTATGATACTCACAAGAAAGGTAAGCCAGCCAAACTTGCAGATAATGTGTATGTGGTAATACCACAACCTTCATTATTCTCTGAGTTTGATACTGGACCTCAATGTATTATTAACTGGAATAGTTCCAAGCAGGTAATCAGATTGTTTGAAGAACTTGGATTTGACCTATTGGTTAAAGACAAGAAAACAGGCAAGATGAAAAAGTCTGTGGAGTCTAAGTTTATAGAATTGCAGGCAAGTAAGAGTAGTATTGTTCCTTTATACTTGGAATATTCAGCAGCTTTCAAGGTAGTAACATCTTTTGGTCAAAACTTCCTTGATGCCATTAATCCTGTTACACAAAGAATCCACCCAACATTCAATCAAATGATGGATACTGGTAGATTGAGTTGTGGCTCAGGAGGAAAAGGTAAAGGAGGTAAGACTAAAGATGGTGATATTGCAGAGGAGGAAGATGAAAACAAGGACACTTCTACACAAGCAAATGATAAGAGTGTCAATGTTCAGCAGCTTCCAGCTACAGAAGAAACAAGAGCAGCATTTGTACCTGAAAAGGGACATTTGTTAGTAGATTGTGATTATGGAGACCAAGAGGGTCATGTGTTCACTGAGTTGTCTAATGATAAGGAGTGGATTGCATTCTACAATGACCCTAATCAAAGAGATGGACACTCCTTTGTAGCCAAGATGTGTTTCCCTAAAGACCTTGATGGGGTTGCAGAGAAGGATGTCAAGAAGGTAAGAAAAGACCTTAGAGATTTGGCTAAGAAGGCAAGGTTCTGTTTCAATTATAATGGTCAAGCTCCTACAATGGCAACTAATTGTAATATTCCTGTGGACTTTGCAACTGAGATTTATAACAACTATTTCAAGAGATTTAATGGTATAGCAAGCTATTTCAAGGTACAGAAGAGAGATATGTGGAATAGAGGCTATATCCTAATCTCAAAGATAACTGGACTAAGGGCATATATCTATGACTATCCTATACTGAAAGGTATTGAAAGGAGAAAGAATGGTATGGAAGATTTCTGGGATATATACAAAGCTGCAAGAGATAGTGGCAGAGTAATATCTGAGATTCCACCATCTGTCATGCAAGAAATTGCAAAGAAGTTTGCCCAAGGTGTTCCTATTGAAGAAATAGCTGTTAGGTATTCATATAAGGTTAAAAAAGCAGGTAAGGTAGAGGAAAGATTCATTGATATTAACAGGGAGACTGTATATGTGTCAGTGATGAAACACTTATGGAAGAGAAAGAGTGCTTCTGATAATCAGTCATGTAACTATCCCTTAATTGTGGGGGCATATAGTAGTGATGCTATATGAAAAACTCAGTGAATTGCTGGAAAGCTAAGGAGAAATCTATGCTAATCAGCAGCCAAAGCTTGTAGAAATGCGAGTAAGGTTCAGAGACTAATCAAAGTAAGCTAAGGAGGAATCTATGCTGAAATGGACAAGAGTGCTGAGTATCTCTTAATTATTTATTTACCCTATTATGAAGAGATGTTCAAGTTGTGGTAAGTTAAAGGATGAATCAGAGTTTTATCATTATAAGTCATCAAAGGATGGCTTGACTCACCAGTGTAAGCAATGTATGTCTGAATATAGGGCTTCTAAAAGAGAGCATTATAAAGAGTATATGGCTTATAGGAGAGAGGTGGATAATGAAACTATAAAAGCTAATAGGAGAAAGCATTATAGGAATCATCCTGAGAGTAGAATGTTAATGGCAGCCAAGCAAAGAGCTAAGAATCAAGGATTAGAATTTAACTTGACTATAGATGATATAGTCATCCCTGATAAATGCCCTTTGTTAGAAGTTCCTTTTGTTGCTGGAGAAAAAGGTAATTATGAATATACACCCTCCCTTGATAGAATAGACCCTACTAAGGGATATATTAAAGGGAATGTATGGGTAATTACTAAAAGAGCAAATACAATGAAGAATAATGCAACAAGGGAGGAATTATTAAAGTTTGCTGATAACACCTATAAATATTTTGGAGATAATGATATAGTCCAACCTATTGAGAAATCAATAGAACTACAGGATAAAGAGCCTGTAGGGTAATAAATATTGCACAAGGTACTGCTGCTGCAATGACTAAGATGGCAGGTATTAGATACTTTAATCATTTGGTTAATGATGGTCTTATATTCAAAGTCCTCATTCCTAATGATGTACATGATGAGTATCTGATAGAACCACCTGAGGAAATTGCAGAGCAGGAAGCTAAGAAGTTAAGTGAGTGTATGGAATATGCGGCTAATATCTTCTGTAAGAAAGTAACTATTAAAGCTGTGCCAGAAATTGCGCCCTGCTGGGTACATTGAACCTATAAAATTATGGAAACTTGGAGAATAGCTATTCCTATAGTGGTATTCATATTATGTGTGATAGGTGCATGGTATGCAATAAGACTAAGGATAAAAGAGATTAGAAGTAGAACCTATGTTTATCCTAAGACAGGTCATAAGTATATGCCACTCTACAGGTGCAGGATGAAGAATCCTGTATCTGGAGAATGGTTTAATGCTTTGATTTATCAAGGGATAGAGAATGGTGAGTTGTATGTCAGAGAGTATAAAGACTTCTTTGACAAGTTTGTGGAACTTTTAGACTGGGAAAATGAAACAAAAGAAAGTGGACAATGTTAATCATCCTCCACATTATACATGGCTTAAAGATAAATGTGGAATTGAGGTGATTGATATAACAAGACACATGGATTTTTGCTTAGGCAATGCTATTAAGTATATACTTAGGGCAGGACATAAGCAGGATGCAAGCCTTACAGATAATCAGAAGGAAATTGAGGATTTGAAGAAGGCTATATGGTATATCAATGACAGGATAAAGCAATCAGGTGGTGAAGTATGACATTTATAATTCATTCGCCTCTTGAGAATGATAGACTGAATACTGCCTTTGGTATTATTAGAGGAGTAATTCAAGATTCAGTAGAGTCAAGTATGAATTAGGATTTAATGCTAAAAAGAGGTGCCACTTTTGTGGGAAGCCTGTTGTGGAAAAGTATAAAGACATTCTGAAAGTGTAGTATGAGACAATATACATCAAGAGAGTTCATAAAGATAGTGGAATTTAATGGTTTCTATTATAGCAGACATAATGGAGACCATGCTATCTATGTGAATGATAAGGGAAGGCATATCAGCATGCCTAAGAATCTTGAATGTGTAATTGCTCGAAGACTGATTAAAGAGAATAACTTGATAACAGACATTAAAAGGAGAAAAAAAAATAATGGACAATTATAATTATCCTATGGGTGCAGATACTAAAGATGCACCCTGGAATCAGGCTGATAATCCTGAAAGGGAAATTGAGGTCACAGTAAGTGTCACCCTTAGTAAAACTGTAAAGATTAAGGTATCTGACTATGAGATTACTGACTCTGGAAAGGATGAAGATGGTGAGTATTTTGAGGATATAGACTACTCTAAATGTGACCTTAAAAGGGCAGTAGAAGAGCAAATTACACTTCCACAAGATGCCTACAAATATGTAAAGGGAGAGTTCAATAATGACCAATACAATGACCTTAAAGGTTGGTGTGTTGATGATTTTGAGGTGATAGAAGAGTAAGAGGATTTTAATGGAAGCATTGAACTTGTAAGAGACCTTGATACATGTGATGTATTAGTATTTGAGGACTTGGAGTCAGCATGGGAGGAAGCTAATAGGTGTCAGAATGGAATAGTAGCAATGCTTAGTACATGAATCTTGAGGATAGAATAATGGAAGAGGCAAGCAAGGGTAATTACAATAAGGTATATGCCCTTGCCTTACTCTATTTATGTAAGAAATATAAAGAAGGAATATGAAACTTGTAGAAATTAAACTTTACCTCATAAGCTACATTGGTAAGCTTGGGTTTGAAGATACAGTGTTTATAGAGGCCGACAGTATCTCTGAGGCTGAAAAACTATTCAATGAGAATTTTCACAAACACAAACTGACTGGAGTCAGAGAGTATGGTGTAAGAGCCTTGAAGAAGACTGCCGGTTAAAAAAAAAGAAAGAAAAAAAAAGAAAGAAAAAAAAAGAAAGAAAATGGATAATTTTAAAGTTTCCTTGGTCAAGTACATGTGCCCAATCTGCGGAGAAGTAGCTGAAGAGGCAATTGTGACAAACACTCGCCTTACAAAGAAGGCTGCTTCTGAAGTAGAGGAGTTAGATGGAAAGGCTGTAGGATTTTCTGACCATGCCTGTAAGGAGTGTTCTGAGTATAAAGACAAAGATGTGTTCTTTATTGGAATAGACCCAGAGAAATCTTCTAGTGAAGAAGTATATAGAACAGGGCAAGTTGTTGGGGTAAGAAATGAGGCTCCTTTAATTGCACACTTCAGTAAGTATATACATTCCTTGAAGGATGGAAGTAGATTCTGTTTTATTGATGAATTAGCAGGAAAGAAGATAGGATTATGGAATTAATAAGTAAAATATTTAGGCACAATGAAACTGATTAAACCATCATTTGAGATATGGGAACAACCTTCTGGACTTGAAGGAGTATATAAACAGATAGAGAGAGCAGGCAGAATATGCTATAAGTCAGAGGACAAGATTACAGAAGATTCTGCCAAGTCATTTGTAGATAGAATGATTAAGTCTGGCCATTGTTATACAGGAGATACAGAAGTACTAACTGAAAATGGTTGGGTTAAATTTAAGGATTATAGTGGGGAAAAAGTAGCAACAATAAATAAGGATTGCTCTTTTAAAGGGTTTGAAACTCCAAGTAGAATAGTAAATTACTCTTATGAAGGTAATTTTTATTATTATCCTTCATTAGGAATAGAAGTTACTGATGGGCATAATATGTTTGGAGTTTTTAGAGAAAACAAAAATAATTTTTATAAAAATAATGAATATTCTTTATTCAAATGTAATGAATCCTACAAAGATAATAATGGTAGAGAAAAAACTTTAGGAGAAAGAATGTTTAAAACTCCAAGACATTGCCTTAAAAATAAGTCTTTAAATCCTTATGGGGAATTAATTGGTTTTTGTTTAGGGGATG